AGTCCGAGTACGCGCGCACACGTTCTTGTTCAGTACCTTGAATGAATATATAATATACACAAGTATATGACAAAGTAAGTTATGTTTGGAGTATATAAGTGAAGTTCATAAGAACGTGAATGGTGTCGGCATAGGCGTTGTGGCTATATCGGATAGGCATAGGTGTCGGTATTGTGGCTGTAACTGGTGTCGAAATCATATCATATCGTACTGGTGTCGGTATCAGTATCAGGCTGCATCGGTATCAGAGCCGTGCTATGACTGTAATCGGTATCGGAACTGTACCGAAGAAAAAAGTTTATTTATTTTTGCAAAACTCTTGACAATTGAAAACATATATGGTATATTATAGATGTAACAAAGGGAAAGCAAAAAGCGTTACGTCTCAATGGGATAGAGTAGTACATCGACACACACCCTTGGTAAGACCGACTACCGAAAGCAACACGTCGATAAAGCAGAGCGACTATGGAACAGTCGCTCTCTTTTTATTCTCGCAGCCCTTAATCGATTTTAAGGAGGTGTTAGCATTAAACCTGATAAGTTATCGATTAAAGTCATAACCGTGCTTAAATTGCGTTTGGCGACGTCGATGGGAAAATAAAAAATCTAAAATATTTTCATAAAAGGTATTGACAAACGATATTATATTTGATATAATCTAATTGTAAAAAGGTTGAGAGAACATCAACCGAAACAAAAGGAGATATGAAACTATGAAAAAACTTACCGCAATTAAGAACTTGCTTACGGACGGACTTGCAGACCACGAAGTCGTAGATATCAACAACCGCTATCAAGACGAAGTCAATGGCGATACCTACATTTATTCAATGGACGACTTTGACGAACTTATGAATGGGAAAACGCCGAGTGAAATCGCAAATATGGCGACCTATGGCGACTACAATCCCTTCCGTATGTGGTTTTGGTTTAATGGTTACGGCAATATTGTAACGAGTGATTATCCTGAGGATTGCAATGGTTATGACATCGATGCTATTGCCGAATACGCAATCGACAACGACGAAGATTTTGACAATGACGAAATCCGAGAAATCCTCGACGACGAATACGAAGAGTATGAAGAATAAAAAAGGAGCGGAGCGGAAACGCCCCGCTTTTCTTTTATTATCGAGACCGTGCTATATATGATGCGGAAAACTTGTGAAACAATTTTGAAAAACATTCATAAAAGGTATTGACAAGCGATGTTATATGTGGTATATTATATACGTAATCAAGAGGTAACAGCCTCGGAACAAAAGGAGTATGGCATTATGAACAGACCGAAAACAATTAGAGCAACAATCAAGAGCAGCAAAGGCTTTTACATTGGCGATATATGCTATGTGTTGAGCGATGACGTATATGACGGCGTATGGGGCAAAAACGGGCAATATCAGGACGGCGAATACGTAACCGACGACGGTTACAAGTTCGCAATGGCATCGACGGCATATGGCGACGGTTGCTATGACGACGACAACGACAACGTTTACAGTGTGGACGCAGGCGTAATCGGTATCGTACCGCTTGAACTCGTAGTGAATTGGGACAAGGCGCAATGGGGCGCAGTATTCGAAGGCGGCGGCGAGGCGACAATGGTTGCGAGAGACGGCGAATTTGAGTTTACACTACCGAACGGACGCAAGATTAAAATCGATACGAAATAAGGGAAACGGCGGATGAAAACATCCGCTTTTCTTATATCCTCGATACCGTGCTATATGCAGCAACAGAATCGATATGATTTTTCTAAAAATATTTTGCAAAACTATTGACAAATAAAATTATATATGGTATATTATATATGTAATCAAGGGGAACATAACCCCCGAAACAAAAGGAGTAACTACTATGAAAGTTTATGCAGTACAGACCATTGAAACAAACGACACAATCCCGACAGTGAAAGTTGAAGTATTCTCAACAAAAGAAAAGGCGAAAGAGTATTTTGAAGAGCAAGTACAATGGTACAAAGACCAAAACGATATGGAGAATTATGGTGTAATCGAGGACGAAACGGACGACTTGTTTTCGTGGACGGCTGGAATCGGTTTTAACGATGACGCTTTGGAAATCACCATTAACGAATGCGAAGTGAAATAAGGAGGAATTAGCAGCAATGGGCAAAGGAGCAAAATACAAAGTCGTTTACAAGGCTTACGGGCATTGGACGGAACAGAAGTTTAGCGACCTCGAACTCGCTTACGAATTGGCGGTGAGGACGAACGGAATTATACTGAATGCGAAAGCGACGGACTGACCGTCGCTTTTTTCTTCTCTAAAAACCGTGCTATCCCTACTTGCGCCACAGGACGAATTCTGATATAATACAAGTTAATAATATCAGAAAGAGGTACTTATGAACGAACTCGACATCAACCGCAGCGCCGTGCTTATGAGAAGGCTGGGAGAAGTATTTGAAAACTATGACACAGAAATAAAAAGGGAACGAGGAGAATATCAGACGAAGATGGTCGCTTTGGCTATCTTTGAGTTTGGTGTGTTGGTACTTGCAGGACTTTTGCTATGGAACTCAATCGTCCCCATACTCGAATTGAATGCGGTAATGGCTATATCTTGTGTTGGGCTTGTTGTCACACTCGGAATGGTTGCAGCAATGGTGAGGTTTACAAGGCAGTATAAGAACTTCCAGCAAAGATGTGATATGATATTGTGCGAAATCATAGGCGAAATTTTTAAGGAGTATTACGATGACCTCTGGAACGCTCTCGGCACCGTGCATTATGACGATATCGGAAAGATGTAAATTTTGTCAAAAATATTCTAATCAAATGCGTTAAAATCATTGACAATTAAAATCGTATATGATACAATTAAGACAATCGAAGGGGGACAGCCCCAATACTAAAGGAGTACAAAACCATGAAGAAAGTTATCTTTGACGGAAACGACAGCAGAACAGTAGAGACCTTGAAATCGCTTATGGACAATGGTGAATTGAAGAAAGGCGTTTATACAAAGGTTGTGTTTAAGAGCATTAAAGAGGCTTACAAGAGTTATGAGAAAGAAAATGGCAAGACCATAATCGAGAAAGTGACCGAAGGCGTAGTAAGATTTGGTATCGACTACTACAATACGGCGACTTACAAGAACAAGATTATTGACCCGAACAAAGAACCGAACCGCAATAGCAGCAGTCAATATGATAGCCTTGTTAGCGGATACGAGGACTTGCTTGTGGAAACGAACCGCAATGGTGTTGTGAGCCACAAAGTCAAAATGTACGCAAGCAAGAGCGATAGCTTAAGGATGGTGAGCAAATGGTATCTCAATGGCGTTGAGGTTGACAAGAGCGCACTTGACGGAATTATGAAAGCCCAAAGTCAACCGAAGAACGAGGACGACTTTATCACCTTCCAAATCAAAGCGCAAAACCTTATCTCAATCGGCGGTTGAGATAAAAAACTAAAGGAGATATGCAACTATGAAAGACATCACAAAGAACGCATTGGAACAAGACGGATTCAAGAACTATGACGTAACATATGGCGAAAGCAACTTGCTTGACCATATCCTTGCGCAGACCATTAAGGATTTGTACACATACTCGTATCGGCTCGTATGTGAACTCAGGCAGCCAAAGGTTAGCAAGCGCAAAGTGAAGTATTTGAGAGACGAACTCGACACCATTATGGCATACTTTGATTCACCTCTCTATGCCCTACACACAACCACACCGAAGTCGGTATGGATTGATTGGGTGAACAAAGCCGTACACAAACCGAAGATAAACATTGAGGAAACAGTCAATCGAATGTTTGAACATCAGGCGATATGAAATCAGAGCGGTATCGGAAACGGTACCGCTTTTCTTTTGTACATATATAGCACGGTAGCATTTTTGAACTTTTTTCATAACCCTACTTGCGCTACAGCATACGTTTTGGTATAATGCAATCATCAATATAGAACATTTGCACATCTCCTGCAAAGCAAAGGGACGGCAGCGATGCCGTCTTTTTGTTTACACTCGGAGCCGTGCTTGCTATGATGCAGGCGGCGGTGGTAATTTGATAAAAAATTCTCTAAAAATATTTTGTTAAAACTATTGACAAATCAAATCATATGGTATATAATCTAATTGTAAAAAGGTTGAAGACATCGACAACCGATACGAAAGGAGATATGATAATGAAAAAGAACAAAAAAGTAACACTTTACAGCAACGCAGTCAGTATCGAACGCATAGAAGATGCAAGACAATATTTGCTCGACGAAAACGGCGAAGAGCCGACAGACAGTGAAGTTTGGGATTTAATTTCAAACGATATAGATATAGATTGGGACGTTTTCAAAACCAACTATAAGAAATATTTTGACACACACAATTTTGTCGTCAGGGCAAGTATAGGACGTTGGAATGGACGTTTTAGCAGCGGTAAGATATGGACGAATGGTTGGGAAGATATCCTTAACCTTGCACATTATGAAATTTTTGAAATTTTTGATGACAACGGACACCTCAAAGTCGTTGGACATCACCATGATGGAACAGACTACTTTGAAATCAGGGAACTTACTCGAAAAGGCAACGAATACGCAATTGGCTCCCACAACGACAAGAGTGAAACCGAAGACGCACAAGCCGTATGGAACAATTTTCATAGTCGCTTGCCGAGATTGGCGGAGATGATATGATAAGAACAGTAAAAGAACAGAAACTCGATGACGAAGGCGGATACGTCCGCCTCGAAGTCGATATCGAGAACCAACATTGCTTTGTAACGCGCCATACGACGAATACAGGAACGATAACGACAAAGGATTTGGGAACAGACCATCCTCGCTCCATTGCCTTATTCAGAACCTTGTGTGAAGTCAGAGACACACACGAAGATATCGAAGATGTTATATATGAATTTGAAACGGCGACGAAATAGTCGTCGTTTTATTTTGGCGGCGGCACCGTGCTACCATAAGAGTTGCAGCTGGCTAAAAATTGTCAAAAATATTTTGCAAAAGTATTGACAAATGATGTTATATATGGTATTATATATATGTAAAGAGGACAAGAGCCTCGACACCAAAGGAGATATGAAATGGTACAAATCAAGATAACAGACGACCTTGATGTCGTAGTCAGTGAACCCAACGATACGCCCGAAAGCAGTTTTAACTACCTTGTTAAACAAGGGCGCAACAGCTATGCAAAGACACTTAAACCGTTTGACAACTATGGTTGTTTTATATGGATAAATGGTGTGTATTACGATTGCATTGATAAAGATGCATTCAGCGACGAAGATTTTGCAATCGACGTCATCGAGAATATAAAAAAATGCAAGACAATCGAAGACTTACTCGATTTTACGACTTCCCGCAATTATCACGTAAGCAAAAATCCGTACGATTTAATCGAGGACTATGAGATGACGCCAAGCGTTTATACACAAGAAGAAATCGACGCTTTGAAAAAACTTCCCGAAGACGAACTCAAAAAAGAACTAAAAAAATACATATACGCATTCTTTATAGACTTTGGGGCGTATGTGGCATTTATATATGATTAAACTAAAGGAGACCAACTATGGAAGTTAATGGTAAAGAAATGACAACAAAAGATTTTGCAAAAAATTATATCCCCACGCCCGAAGAATTTTCAATTCACAATACGATTAAAATTTATTTTGAACTCGAAGATATAAAATACGTCCTCTACGAATATTTTAGTTGCGCAACAATCGACGATTTGAGCGAAGAGGAACTCAATGCCATCTTCGACCGACAAGAAGACTACCTCGAAGAACACTCATACGAGAGCAATATATTGGCAGAGATTATCGAAGAAGTCCTCGACGAATACGGCAACACAACAATTCAGAGATAAAGCAAAAGGCGGCGGATATTCCGTCGCTTTTCTTTTACTACTATAGCACGGTGGACAGGTGCTGTAATGTGCAGATTTTGCACTTTGCTTTTTGCATAAAATTTGCATAAAATATTTTCATAAAACTATTGACAAATCAAATTATATATGGTAATATATATACGTAATCAAGAGGGACACAATCCCGAAACAAAAGGAGTATGGTATGCAATACAAAGATTGGAACATCGAGGCAATGACAGGCTACAAGCCTAAGACGACGTTTTATATGGACTTTTCCATCGCCGACAAGTTTGGTGCAGCCGCAATCAAAGACACTTATAACAGGGCTTTTGAGCATTGGAAGGACAACACCGAATACGTAACCGAATTGGCTATGGTGTTGAATTGGAAGGCTTGGGAACATAACGCAAGCGGTAATGACACCTATACTGAACTCTACACAGACTTGTATTATGCCGTTGACGAATGGTGTATGAACAATCTCAAAGGCGACGATATAAAATACTATCTCAGGACAACTGATTAAGGAGGCAGCCATGAGCAATCTGATTGGAGTACGTTTTATCAACCGACCCGAATTCATCATCTACACAAAGCGAATATTTGAGGCAATGTGTTTAGACCCGACCGTACAAGACATAATCGATGTCGAGACAGGGGAAGTCCTGTATGCGAAAGCGACCGAATAGAAATCGGTTGCTTTTTCTTTTATCCGTATATAGCACGGTACGGTATCGGTATCAATACCGTGCATCTAACCGCCTCAAATTGCTTGTGATTATTTTTCTAAACCCTCTTGACACAGCATATGCTATGGGTGTATAATGAGTATAATCTAAGAACATAAGGAGGATACTTCCATGAGTAAGTATCAAGAAATTTTGAAACAAAAACCGACCGAAGAAGAACTTCACCTCTACTACCGCACCCGTCGTTATCTTATGCTTGACGCGATTGACGACGCGCTCAGAGACGCTGGATACGATAACGGTATCGCGGACATAAACGAAGAGGATATCGATGATATGCTCGACCACCTCGACTACAAAGTTAGGTCCGTCACCGAGGACGAACAGCTCGACATCTCGCGCCGTTACGAAGAGCGTCGCGTCCGCAACGAAGAGTGGCAAGCTTTCGTGAACGATTTGCTCGCGGAACTGAGAGTGAGGTGAAGGCATAAAGAAAATAAAACAAGCACGGGTATCCCCCGCGCTTATTTTATTCTCTTTGAGGTTAGCACGGTGAGGGGTGTTATGTATAATTATGCAATATCCGTGCCAAAAACTGTATAATTATACAATCGGCGGCGGCACTTTTTTAATAATACCCCCTTGCGCCACCACCTCCATATATGGTATAATTAAGGTACAAAAACACCAAAGGAGTGACTGTTTTTTCTTATGATAAGCGTCTATGATATGGTTTATAACACCCTCAAAATCTACCCCGATAAGTCGTCAGGCACTGCGCGTACTCTCTCCCGTATCGCGCTCAAAAACAAGGACCTCGCGAAACTCGTCGCGGAAGAAATCGCGGTCGGGCTCGATGATTTTGTTATCGGAGCCAACCGCAAATACGCGACCAATTTCATCGTCGATTCCGCGGTCGTTGACAGCGCCGCTCTCGAGTACGATTCGGACACCCGCGATACCCTCACCCTCCACGCGTTCGTCCACATCGCCATTCGCGATATCGTCCTCAACCCTGCAGCTGTGGCGATTGCTGTTACCAGCGGGCTTATGCCTATACTCCCCAAACCAAACGCGTTCTCGTTCGTGAGGATGTTTACATTCAAGGTCCAGGTCGATAGAGAGCACGGTACTATATACGGCATATCCGCCGCCGAACAAGAGGAGCACGGTATATAGAAAAACTCCCGTTTCACGGTAGTCTTTCTGTATGAGATTGAGCACGGTATTATATTGTACGCGCGCACGCACACGTGAGGCGAGCACGGTATGTTAAGAACAGCACCCTTTGTGGGTGCTGTTCTTCTTCTTATTCTTCTTTTCGACCGAACATGTTGTCTATCATCCCCTGCGTATTCGCTCCGCCGCCGTCTGCATTCGAGTACGCATCCGTCCGAGCCTGACGCGATTTCTCAAGGAACGTTTTTTCGTCCTCTTTCTCTTTCCTCGACAACGTGTCGCCGTAGAGTTTCTCGATGTACATATTCGTCGAAATCTCTTCCATATCGTACGCCTTACCCAAGACGTCCAATTTGTTCTCAAAGCTGTCGTCCGCAAATTCATTGAACTTCACGCTGATGTTGTAAGAGTTCTTCGTTATCTTTCCCGTATCCATGAACTCTTTCGCCATCGTCAGCTGCGTCAACAACTCTTTCAAGATTTCAGTCTCGCCGTCAATGAGTCCGTTACGTGTGAATATCGTGACCTTTTCTTTCTCTCTTTGGGCGGCGGCATTGTCTTTCTTCGCAACGTCGATACCCAAAGTCGCGGGGGACAAGATTCCGTTCAAGATTTGCAACAGTATCTGTATCGCGTGGTCGTCGTACTGAGCAAACTGCAGATTCGGCTGTGTGATTTGTATCGGCTGACCCGAACTTGTTCCGTCACCGTTTCGCTGACCCTCAACCATAACGTACTTACGGTCATAAGACGTCGGCTTTTTCGGCATACCGTTCTTGTCTCTTTCCAAGAACTCGGAATTGAAATACTCAATCGGCGTACTCAGTCTCACCGCATTCGATGCTTGCGACAGCGCCTGGTCCAAATCGTCGAACAAGTCAATCTTGCCCGTAAAGATGCTGCGCCCGTATCCGCCCTGCTGTGATGTTTGCCCCAGCAATATACACGGAACTGCGAACATCTTGTCCATCGGTCCTATCTCGATTCGCGGTGGTACGTCTTTGAGTTCGGGAACGGTACTCAACTCGACCTTCTTCAAACTCGTATCCGACCCGACCCCGTCACGAGGCAGTTCGAACAGTTCGCTCTCGATTACGAGCACTCTCTCGCCCTCTTTATATATTGTACCCGCGTACGCGCGCGCACGTGAGGGAGTTTCAGGCGTTGGTCTCTCGTCAGGGAGAGCAACGGGCTTATAAACTATCCTTCGGGTCTCTATCAACACGTACCTCTTCTTGTCCGTTGTGTAGTAGTCCTTGAAGATGCACCCGATGATTTTCTTGTTCTTGTAAACGAAATCGACGTTCTCCGCTCTGTAATAGGCGGCGGTCGGAAAATCGCTCACGTCTTTGTCCCAGTTTATCTTCCAACAGCCCCAGCCTTCGACCAACGTCAGCGGTAACTGTTCGTCTTTGTACGCCGTTTTCAATCCGCTCTCGTCAACTATCTTCATCAAGCCTTCGGTTTCGGTATCGTCTCCCGCTCCAACCATCGGGAACGGCATGATATTCACCAAAGTATCGACTATGTTTCGGGGCTGTCCACTGTGTGTTCGCTTTATCTGCGCCTCCGAACTCGATATCGCCCAGAAGTAGTTCTTCTTGTTCCTCATATAGAACGGCTCAAAATTGAAATCGATTACGTTCGCTCTCGTGTAGAAGTTCAACAACTCGTCTCCGTCGCCGTCATACCACACGTTGTACTCTCTCAACTTCATCTTCGTTACCGATTCGCTGTCGTTGATGAACGTCAACCTGTCCGAGTCGGGTGCGGTATCGTACTTGACGAGCCCTAACATCTTTAACACGCGATTGCGTATGAATTCGCGTAGTGTCATTTATTCTGTCTCCTTCTTCCTGTTTCTGTTTTCAACTATTCTTTTTTTCATATCAGAATATAGTTGACCTTTATAATCTTCGTCGGCGGCGGCACTTGCCTCGCCTTCATAAGGCGCACACAATAATGCTTTGTCACCTGGGTCTTCTCCAAATTGCTCTCGATATACTTTCTGCAAGTGCTTTTCGTATTCTTTGAGTTTGAATGAAATAGTCAGTTGCAGCCCAATATTCCGCTTTGCCATCGAAAAAAAATCTTCATCAAGGTCGCTCCAATTCTTAATCCACATCAGTTGCGGTTCGCGCTCGCATTCGGAACAGAAATCGTCCCAGTCTGCATATCGATTGCGCACCGAAATATAGTCGGGCACTCTCAATATATATGGCTTACCTTGATATTTTGGGCGGTCATTTCTTGGTCTGTACATAAGCCAAAACATATTCCTCGTCAGGTCTATATACTCTGTTGTGTTGGGATTATATGAACTGGTTAAGACAAGATTCCCGTCTGTTCGGACCACAACGCGCGCGTAAAACTTGTCAACAGTTGAGGACGCCGCCATTTCCGCATTAAGAGCATCCAAAAGCATAGCAAAACGGGCTCCTTTTCATTGATGAGAACAGTATAACACAGAGGAGGTATTGGTGTCAATAGGGTAAGCGAAAACGGGCGAAAAAAAACTGGTGGTCAGACCAAGACCAGAGCGGCGGGAAACCGCGAAAGTATAGTAGTATTAAACCGAGAGTATAGCAGGATTAAACCAAAAACAGCGTCAAAATCGAGTCCAAATCGGAGGTGTAATGTACCATTTTTGGTGCATAAAAAGCGGTCGAAAGTTTTTGCAGAAAAAGTGTAAAAAGTCGGTAAATTTAGGAAGTTTTTACAGAAATTATGCAAAAACTTTTGGGTATAAAAAAGGCTCCAGTTGCAGATAAAAGACTAAAAAAGTTCAGTTATCGCCAGTGGAGCAATATTTCTATTATGGAAGTAAAAAGAGAGCGTTAGATGCGAGAAAACACAACGTTTACGTTATCTTTTCGACCCTCACTCTAAGTCGTTTTTAATAGTGATATTGATAGGTTTGTTACCGTCGTCGTCGATGAGTTTAGCGAAGTGAGTTTTTGCGATAGCGACAGCGGTAGCGTTACCAGCGCAGGAGAGTTTATCGATAACTTCGCGAGCTTTCATTTTGGAGATAGTACGCATACGCCAGAAAGCGTCGTGATAATTTTGCCCATAGAGAGCTTTGCAGAAGATATCGAGTTGTTCGGGAGTAGTTTTAAGGATAATGGGGATATCTTCGAAGTCAGCCCAGCGAGCGACAATATTTTCGAAAGTATCCTGGTCAAACCAGAAGCCCTCGACCTTATGATTAGCGCGATTAGATTCGAGGAAGTCGTCGTAATAGATGACACGCCCGATAGAAGAGCCGTCGGGGGTATGAGTGGTGTCAGCGACGGAAACTTTCGGGAGCGTAGCGCGTTTAGGAGCGGGGGAGCCGCTGGATTGAGGGTTGTTTTTCTTTGATGCCATATATGTGAACTCCGAACAATGGAAGGTTGTCAAACATAGAAAGGACGTCACTCACTCTATGTTCGAGGGTATAGTAGCACACACGAAGGATAAAGTCAAGAGGAAAATGAAAAAAATTTCCAAAGAAACAAAAATCCGAGAGAAAACCGCCGCGAACGACGGTTTTTTCTCGTTTTATTCCTTTGTCATTTCTGCCCGTTCTTATTCTCATTAACGAGAGCATTGAACTTAGTTAGGGACGGTTGCAGCTGCAGTTTTTGATAGCCGCGTTTATGATTATACACACGCAGGATGACTGTAGGCGAAATCGAGAACGAATCGAGTACGAAGGCGAGGAAAGATGAGGAAACATTGAGTGACGGAACGGCACTCAATCGTCTCCTCCCCTTCCCATCCTGAGCAAACGAAACCTCCCTAACCGCGTCCAGTAGCACATCGGGTTCGAACTCGAAAGACTGGTTGCCGAAAGAGGGCGGACCAGGGAACGAGATACGGATGAGCGAATCGGGGTTGTTCGTTAGCGGACACGAGATACGAGGGAGACGGGCAGAATCGAACACATGGAAAGTGTAGTTAAGCCCGCGACGAATCAAACACGTATCGGAAGTAGGAACGGCATTGATACCGAAGTATCGGAGCATTGCGAACGGGTCCGAAGTTGAAACTGGTGGTATGCGATAGTTAGTTCTCATAGTGGAGTAAGTATAACACACCACACACACGTAGCGCAAGAGGTCAAGGAACGGAAATTTCGCAAATTTTGCGGAATTTTCTGTCCCGCCCCCGCACCTCAAAATGTTACGCATAAAGCGAACAAAGAACAAGGTCTAAAGCCTCTCTACGTTCGACTTCAAACCGAGCTCAAATGTTTCACAAAAAGTCTATGTTAAGAAAAGCGACAGCAAAAGAAGCAGAAGAACAAAAGAAAGAAAAAGGTACGTAGTACCTACAAAGAAAGAAAACAAGAAGAGTGTGAAACATACATCTTGACAAGTGAAAATATATTTACTACGTAAATATATAAAGAAAAATCGAGGCAACATTTTCCGCGTTCTTTTTGAGTATTAGCCTAAGGTATTCGTATATATTATTTCGTATATATATTAACATATATATACTCATAAATATACTCATACCATTAGGCGTAGGGTTAATTTTTTTTTGCTTTCCGTACGCAAGGAAGGAAAATCGCAAGAGAAAAAAATGAAAAAAACCTCCTTCGCGCGCGGACCGATTACGAAAATGGACGATACGCCTCATGCTATGAGTATGGGTATAGAGTATATATATGTTAATATATATACGAATATACACATACGATATAGCTGAGGCTAATACTCGAAATCAACTGGGAACATGTTGTTTTTGGGAACATATTTGACACGTCTTAAATTTCCCCCCTTAGGGGGAAATTCGGGACACGAAACGTATTTGAGAGAGAGGGAAGTTCTTCTTTTTGAGGCGATACTACGTATCGCCGTTTTTCTTCTATTGGGAGTATGAGTTCTTTCGGGATGGAAGGGGCTTTTCTTAAAAAAGAGGCGAAAAAAGGTAAACTTTTGAACTAATTTGGTCAAAAATCTACCTTTTTTTCTTATTTCTTTCTTTTAAGACCCACGAAGTGGGTCTATTTCTTTCTATTGTTCTTTTGTTTGGGTTTTTCTTTTACGCTTTTTCTTTTTTCGGGCTCAAAAACTGGCTCGATTTGGAAGTTACCTGCCCTCCGCACTCAATCGAGAGGCGATATCGAGGAATTGTTCGATAACGTCCTCGTAGCGGTAAACGGGACCTTTTTTACGCTTAACGGATGCAAACGTAGCAGGGTGACGGGAACAGCTCTTCTCGCTCACACCCAAAATAATCGACCGAGCGGGTTCGGGAGCGGACTCGAGAACGGAGATAGCGAGAGCAGGGTCGGAAACACAAGCGTTCGGCGTCTTTACGGCGAAGGCTTGGCGAGCGCGAGCGGTGACGAAGTTAGAGAACTTCATAGCGGACGCAGTCTGGGGGTAGAGTTGAACGCAATCGGCGATGAAAGCATAAGCGGTCGCGGTATCGATATCGAACTTCCACGAGAGGAAGTAGGAGAGTGGCGCATCTTGTTTGAACACATCGGAGTAGAAGTTCTCGACGACGATACGAGCAAGCGCCTCCGAATTAAAAGCCGACCCGAGTGTAACGCGACACCCGAAGATATCGGCATAGGCTTTGTACTTATTTCGAGACTTGTCGAAACAAACCCCCGACAGGAAGACGTTGCGCTGCCCCGCAACGTTTTTCTTCGAGTTCAAGTCTTGTTCATTTTCGTAATTTTCGTTATTTTTCACGAGAGTGTACCTCACAAAATCATTTATTTTCGCATTAGACAGCCTCAGACCGCCCAAAAACGAGCGTTAGCCCTAAAATCGATAACTTGTTCGACCTCAAAGCCAACGCCTCCTTAAAATCGATTACAGAAGGTCAATGCGTTTTCGTATCAAACTTTTGTACTCAATCATATCGAGTCCGTACTTTGTCATGAACAGAGCGCGAGCGGTATCGTTGAGGACTTGATGTTGCAAATCAGCGCAGACCTTGGACTCATACGACTCGTCCTCGTATTCGATAGGGAACTTGCAGTGGAGCAGTTCATGTATGAGCGTTTCTTCTTGGAACATAATAAAGTGTTCGTTCCGAGGTTGTTTGTAAATTGTTATTACGCTCGTCTTGGAATCGAAGTCGTAATCGTTATGACCGAGTTCCAATCCTTCACTTTCTTCATCCACAAGAACGTACGTTATCGCCCAGTCAGCGAGACCGAGAACATCAGCCCATTTCTCTCCACACTTACGCATCTCGAGCCCGTTCTGGAATGATTCCCTCAACGGTTCTTTTTCTTTAATATTCATTTTCATAAAACCTCCTTGTGCCATATTCGTTCGCATAAAAACGAGAACGCATTTGTTACAAATCCTCAAAATCTCAGTTTCGTTCAAACTTCGAAAATAGTCTAAACCGCTACTGAATAGAGGAAATGTCAAATGCGTTCGCAAAAGTTTTTCATTAGCCTCTCTTATATTTTGTGTGTAGAATTTGATGGACGCGTTGACGGGAGAGTCCGTAAACGGCTCCGATTTGTTTGTAGGTCAGACCGTCCTCGATATACATCTTCCGCATTTCTTCGGCGTTCGGGTTGCGATGAGAAGGAGAAATTTCGGAGACGAGTTTTTTGTATTCGTCTTTATCCTTCCTCTCGATTTGGGAGAGGCGATTCTTGCGACTTTCGCGACGAGCGTCAATTTCTTCTTTGGGCATGTATTCAAGTTCGCCTTTGTGGATGAGACGTCCGTAGCAGTTACGGCACAAGCCTTTTGCATAGACCTCTGGGAATCCGCAACAAGAGCAAACAGAGATGCCCGCAGTCTCATAATCGAAAGACGAGAGCGACCCGTATTCGTCGATAAGCGTCTTGCGCAACGAGTGTGGTGCGGGCGCGCAATTGTGACACGTCAACACACGCATTGATACAAGGTCTTCTTCGGGGACGAGGAAGGAAGGTCCCGACCCACACGAGCATATACACTCACACACACCGTCATCGTTTTGAGAGACGACGGTGAGACGACCGAATCTTGTTCCTTTATCTATTTTGTACTTCGGCATTTTGTTGTCTCGCCTCCTTTTTGATTCTGCGGAGATTACGGGCGCAGATTGACCCGTCTTCGCGTTCTTGTTGAGTTGCATTGCAGTGATAATCGTGGACGCGACGAGCGCAGCCCTCGCAGTAGTACATACCGCCGCTTTGGTCGCAGGACGTTGCAATACTACGATACCACTTTTCTTGGTCGAGTTTGATTTGTTGTCTTCTGAGTGATTCTGCCATAATAATCGTCACCTCCGTTATTCTTCGTCGTCGAAATCGATATAAATGATGTTGAAGAAAGCGCCGTTGTAACTGGGCTCGACAAGAATTTTCCACACACGATTAATATCCTTGATAGAGTTGAGGTTCTTTTCGAGCGAGGCAGCATCGCAGCGAATGACGCGATATTGCGGCGGCTTTCGTTCGATACCGATAGTTACAGCGCGGTCTTCATCCGCATCGTCCACAGTTTCTTCAGCGACTTCGTCCACGACCTTTTCTTCTTCGTTTTCTAAAATTTTCTTTTTGTAAGGCATAATTTTATAATCTCCTTCTTGTTTTTATTTATTCTTTTCGGCGCAAGTTGCGACGCGTTTTATATATGCGGATAAATCGCGGTTTTCTTCGAGCCTGCGTTGTTTTATGACTTCGCGTTTGGCTTTGAATTCGGCATAGCCCGAACACGAATCGTGACAGGCTAAATGCCGAATGGTACAATCTTTGCAAGGACAAGTGCAATCCAGTTTCATAATTTTTCTCCTTTACAACCGATATTATATCATAATATGACAGAACTTGTCAAGGGGTTTGAATCTGATTTTTCTCTTTATGCCAAAACGCCACAGTATCGATATTGGTTACGATAATTGTACCGTAGGTGGTGATATAAGAAGACGGTTGTTTCGGGTCGAGGATGATTTCAACAATGTCATTGTCATAGATTTTATAAGATTCGACTTTTGCCCATTGCGACCAATATTTTATCTGGACGTAGATGCTTTCGTATCTTTTGCCCGATACTTCTTCAAGAACGATATGAGCCGAAGATATGCCCGTCTTCGAATCCGAGTCAGAATCGCATCCGCTGAAAAGAAAAAGTCCGAGGGCGATTACGAGAACGAGAACAATTGATATGATTGTTTTTTTAGTCATTTTTTAGCCTCCTTTGGAATGAATCTACGGTATTTGTCAAGTCCCGCAATCTTATTAGCCCAACTCTCTGTAAAAAATTCGTAGTAGGACTTGTTGTGTTTTTTTCTGTACTTATCACCGAATGCAGCCCAACATAGAGACGGGATACCGATGACAAAGAGATAGAGCGGTCCGAGGATAAGGCTTTGAATTGAGTGTCCGTATTCATGGGCGGCAAGGGTTTCGTCATCGTCTCTGTTCAAGAACATAAACATACCGAGAGACAGCGAGCCGTAAGGTATATTCCACTTAACCGCTTTTGCATATTTTTGATGTTCGAGCGGGGGATTTATTATGTGGCAATCGCTATTTTGATTACAACTCCACATAAGATACCAAACAAGTCCGAAAATGTTTTGTAGAAAACCCCAAGTCCACTGAATGAGTATATATAAAAACTTTTTCATTATCAGACCTCCAACAACTCGGGATTATCAAAAATATTTCCGATAATTTCGAGGTCTGCATTCACACCGTCTTCAAAAGTGCGCAGATTGTGTTTTACGCCAAGCGCAACTTGAGTCATTTTGCCTTTGCAAACGGACCATTCAACACCGAACACGCAGCAAGTGAATTGGACATCGCCGTTATAGGCACCTTCTAACGTAAGTATATCGCCCTCGAAGATAGGTTTACCGTTCTTGTCATAAAGACCTGTGAATTCCACAATGGTTTCAGGTTTGACTTCGTAAGCGGTTATGCCGCCAGTAAAGAATCCAACGCCGATGCTTTTTGCGATAAACATTTGCCCTTTTCGGTCGCAGCCTTTGACGGCATATCCGACTTCCCATTCGTCGTTATCGATTCGCTTACCTTTACAAATAATATCTCTCATTTTTTCGTTTCCTCCGTTTGGGTTCTTATATGATGTTTGCATCCGATACACGTTCTATCCGAATCTGTCTGCACTATACAAGGTTCAAAACAATCCATAAAATCGTTTGAACAAAGTGCGTGATATAATTCTTCGAGCCCGTTTCGCAATGTTTTATCAATTATAGGGCTGTTTATAATTTGCAAAAGAAATGTTTTTGCCTTGAATCTTGTAATTTTTGTTCCTCCTTTGGTCGCTGGCATGGCGTTGGCGGTGTCATAGTCGCCCGTTGCGTTCGTGGTTGTAACGCCGACGCCTTTATCGAATTCGTCGTCATCAAGTTTTTTGATAAATCCTGATGCCGTTCTTATTTTTCCTCCAGGCGTTATAAGGTTTCCACCTGATTGCCCACAACAAGGACAAGTCCAGCTGTACCAAAACTGGTCACAGAAATCGATTTTAACTATTGCGCCACATTTAGGACATTTTGTCGGTTCTAATGGGTAGTACATTTCTAAACACTCCTATTGATTTTTCTTCTACTTCTACGGGTTTGATATCGTTATCGAAATCGAATTCAGGATAAAAGTGTTCCTTTTCGTCTTTGAATTCAAATTTAACCAGGCACACCCCGTCAGGAATCGGACTTGGTTTGCGTTCGGGGACGACCAATTTTTCGTCGTCGGGTTCTATCCAAAAATACTGATATTTTTCATCTGGTCTCTCATACGCACAGAGTTGAATAAATAATTGTGCGTTTTGAATCGCATATCCACATACGAGCGCTTTTTCGTTGTTGTACTCGACGACGCCACTTAGATTCGGGAGAATGGCGATATGTTCTTTTTCGATTTCGCTTTCGAGTTCAACCAAACGCGCAATCAAATCGTCTTTTGTGTATCCGCGTCTGATACCGACACTGCCGTCGGACGCGACTACGGTTAAGGGCTCGTAGTTGTCATTCATTGTTTTTTCTCCTTAATTTTTACAAAATTCTAATATGGTTAATACAAGGCACGTGACCGTTATCAGCCCCGTACTAAGAGCCATTCTCAAAGATAGAACGTAGATTACTTCTGGAAATTTTTTCTTTTTTGTAACGATAGCTGTTCCGATGAAATACGCGAAGAAACAGGCGCATAAAATTGTCAAAATTATTGGCAACATAACTTATATCTCCTGCTGCGATTCTTTGCGATATGAACAGTATCGTGTGTATTTGTAGTTAGTTTTCCACACATACAACATTTTGCTTTCTGCATTTCGTTTTACTCCTTTTTCTTTCCACGTTTATCAACTGGAACGAGAGAATCCCAACATTATTAAGTTTCGACTCTTTTTCTATAAAGTCCCTTATACCATTGATTGTGTTTGCGGAATCGATTTTACGATTTATACTGATAATTGTAGTACCAATTCCGTCCGCAAAAATATATGCAATCAAATAATTATATGTTTTCATTGTTTCCTTCTTCTCCTTCACATTCGACTTCTCAGATGTTTTCATTTCTGTTCAAAGCCTTTTCGGCGTCCTCATACGTTTCATATAAGAATTGCTCTTGTGCTCTATACTTCTTTCCATAAAGCAAATATGATACGGATTTTTTATTAACAAAAACTTTTCTTATCTTATATTCCTTCACGCACTTTTCGAATTTCATAGAACGGACGTTGTATTCGGGCTCTATTACAAAAACAGACTCACCCTGTTTGAATTTTGGTTGCGGATAGTTGTCGGTTCCATTATTTTTGTTATAAAACATTTTCATATTGCCTCTTGTGTCTATTTCTATCAAAGGCGCATTCTCGCAACAGAAAGTTGCAGCGTGAACGGCAGCACCGCATAACGCACTTAGAGTAGTTTCAAGGTCGTCTATAATGAGTCCTTCTTTTTTAATTTCTTCTTTCGTTTCGGGATACACTTTTAGTTGTTCCCAAACTTTTACCGAAAGCGGCATGGGTATATCATATCCCAAGTTCTGTGCTTGCCAGCATATACATCTTGCCGCTCCCTCGTTGAATGTAAGGATTCGGCGCCCCGTTTCTGCCGATTCTTGTATGAGTCTTGTTGTCTTTCCTGAGGCGCGACCGCCAACAATTATTTTCATTCTTCGTTCCATCTCCTTTCAGCTTCTTCCTCATCTTGCTTTTTCCACATTTCGAATACACGTTTCCAGCACTCGACGGCGTCATCGCATTCGCATTCGCCCTCGACACCGCCGCAGTAGTCGAACATTTCTTCGTCGAGCGGTGAATAGTTACAAGGCGAATCAAAACTGTCTGCAAGATGTTTTGCAACCATTCTCGTAAATTTTTCGATTTCTTTATCGAGTTGACGCTCGAATTCGGTCTGCGGCGACTTCAAAATTGCGAACGGGATTTTATCGGGGAGAAAATATTTCGTCGGATGGATTTCGAGACCGCATATCGTCGGCGGGATATCAAGTACCTTAGTACGCCCTCCGCCCTGGTCGATAGAGATAGGGATAGAAGGGGTTTTGCAAACATTTTCGTTTACGATAATCGTGTTTGCGAATACTTTCTCACGCAATGCAACGTCTTGTGCTTTTTTGATTTTTTGGACAATGTCTTCGAGCGTTTTCGTTTCAAAAGCGTCGTCTTTTGCCTTCTCGATGTCTTTTTCGGAAATGAATATACGATAATGTTCGTCTTTTGTCGCATTATATAAATCGACTTGATACATATTTATATTGCCGATAAATTCGATTGCGTCTATTTCAATTCTGTCACTCATTATGTTCCTCATTTTTCTTCTCGATTTCGAAATAAATCGTTTTCGGGTCGTACCCGCGTTTTTCCAATTCCTCGATAAAAGTTGGATAGTCTATCCATTCTTTCTTCTCCTTATCCCATTCACGATTTCTTATGGGACGGTTTAAGAATAAGTCAAATAAGAGAAATAAATCCCATCTTCCTTTGCTATTTTCGGGTACAATTCCAAAGAAATCGTTTCCGAGGTCGGGATTGTTCTCGATATAAGCAAATTTCATTTTATTGCTTGGCTTAAACCCTCTTTTTCTTGGTTTCATTGCGCCCTTTCCTCCAACTGGTCAACAATATATTTACACTGGTCTTCGACGTATTCGAGCCCCCATACAACGCCGTTTTGCAAATAGGAAAAATCGTTTTCTCTTTGGTCTCTTGTTTCGGCATCAATTAGACCGTATTCATAAGCCGTATCAAAGTCGCGGTCGTCGCCACAATGTCCGCAATCGAAACCAATGTAATATTTTGCCTTTTGTCCATAATCGTAAGGTAATGTGCCTGAAAAAGACAAACCGCCGTGACAATCGATATCGTAATCAATATAATCTTTATCCGTAGGCACCGACACATAGCCGTTTCGGAAACCCATGTGAGTGAATACAATAATACAATCGTGACCTTTGTACTCGAATTGCTTTTCTACTATACCGAATTTATTCATTGTCTTCTACCTCCTCCAAGTTTGGTTCTTGCAAAAATTCAAAGAATTGTGCCTGTATCTCATACGGTGCTATGTTTCCCCATTTTTCAGCATAAGACATCAATCGCGATGCAAAATTAACTAATGTTTCAGTTCGATATTGCTTAAGTTTCGCAATCTCGGTTTTATACTCGGAAACATCGCCGTAACCTGCCTTAATGAGTAACTCTGCACAATCTTCGGCGGTATTAAAATTTTCCACATAATAAAGTGTCCCATCGGACATAACGCCTGTTTGTTTGACATTTTTACCAGCAGCGATTTTGATAATCTCTGCCATTCTTTTAATTTGTTCTTGTTCAGTCTGCATGTTCTACCTCCTTGATGAGTTCGTCTATAAAGTATTTCACGTTATCTTTTGTGGCAAATGGGTTATATGGACTAATATCATAAATGTGCTTTTTCACTTTATTCAGCACGTCGATTTGCGCTTGTTTTTTTGACTCTTCCAATTCAACAAGTTCAAAGTTGTTCTCGATAATGGTTTGGTCTTGCTTAATAATCTTTGTTTTTAGCCGCTCAATCTTGTTTTCATATTTACATATAAGAGCAAGAATATCTTTTAGCGTTTTTATCGGAATCCAATCTGCATGACCCTTATCCTCGTTTTTTGCATAGTTTATCTCGTATTCCAAAATTTGTTTAATATCTTTACTACGAATCTTTGCCATTTTACAATTACTCCTTTTGTTTGATTTGTACTCGTATTATAGCAGAATACTATATGCTGTGTCAAGAGGGTTTAATAAAGAAAAAGACCGAAATTTATTCGGTCTATATCCTTCCGACGATTTCTCGTATCTTATCCACGATGTTCTCGTAATACTCCTTTTCCGATTTCAGCTTTTGTTCGTCTTTTAATTCGGAAATTTCTCGTTGCAGGGCTTGAATTTGCGATTGCAGGTCTTTCTTTTCTTCTTCGTAGTCGGCTACGATATCGGCAACGTATCCGAATCCAGAATTGAACAGTTTATTCGCACAAAACTCAGCGAACCCTTCGAGAGAAAGATTGAAAAGTGCCGTTTCATAAATGATATTTTTCATAGACTCGATTTGTTTGCCATATCGCTCATTCGGTCTGTTCATTTGGGTCCTCCTTATATTCGCTTGTGTCCAGTCCGATAATATCGCCTACAACACGAAACATTGCTCTCAGCTGCTTTTGAATCTCGATGTCCGACCAGTATTCGTGTTTGTCGCATTGTTGTATTGTGTCTGTCATCATCCTATCAATTATGAACAATAGAACAAATTCGTGTTGTTCTGCCGTTTCTGTATATGCGTCGAATTTTCTTCTGAGTTCAATTGCGTCTTCCCTTGTTACTATCTTCATATCCACTCCTTTTCCCCGAACACGACATATCCATTTTGTTGTGCATAATCGGTAATATACGTAATTTGATAGAACTTCCCAAACATCTTCTTGTTCAGTTCGGCGTCGTCAACGACATTGTACATAACGATATCGCCGACTTCGTAATTGCGGTCGTTCTTGCGAATCTCGAACATTTTATCGCCGTTGAGTTTCGGTAACGCGAATTGCGCTTGTATCTTTAAGTTGTGAATTTTCATTACGGCGACACTCCTTCTTTATTGAATATCCCACTATCGATAAGTCTTGTTACGAGCCTTTTAATCATTAGTGGTGGTACACTCATTCCGCATATATATTCTGATTTTTCTATGCCCAAATCGTAATCTTCAGGGAATGTTTGTGCGTGAAGCACATCTTCATCGCTTGGGTGATTACCTTTTTCTGTCCATATATCTCCGTGTCCCGCTGTTTGTGTTGGATATATATCGCTTTCTTTAACTACTCTATGAGTTATTCCGCTATTAACTCCATAGATACGCATCATACATTCGTTTACGGCTTCATTTGGTCGAATTTGTTTTATTGCCTCGCTCATCTTGCCTTTTGCAATCTTTTCGTGGTCAGTCTTAAAATCGCCATATTTTATAGGCTCATAGTAGAAGTTGAGGTCAATATCTTGCAAGTCAAAGTCCAATCTTGTTGCTACAAAAAATACACGATGACGAGTTTGTGGTACGCCCATATCTTCGCCCTTTAAGAGTTCGTGTCGCACTTTATAGCCTATGTCGTGGAACATTTTATAGATTTGTTTGACATACTTCCAAGCATTACCCAAAAGCAATCCCTCCACATTCTCCATAATCGCAACCTTTGGTCTTAATTTTGCAACAGTTTCGATAAAAACGAATACAAGGTCATCAAGAGTTTGTACTTTTTGCCCCTCTCTGAATTTCTTTTCTTTACCCCAAGCGTTCTCTCGTTCTCCTGCCATACTAAATGTTGAGCAAGGGGGCGAGCCATCAAGAATATCAAGGTGGTAAAGTTCTTCGGGTAGGTCATCAAGATTGTTAAAATCTCGAATATCCATAAGATAGTTGTACTTTGGGTGATGGTTTTTTACATAGACATTGTTCATTCTTTTGTCGAGTTCACAATCTCCAATTACATCGCACCCTGCAAGTTTATATCCCATTGTACTGCCCCCCCCACAAGCAAAGCAAGAAAAGACTTTCAAGCCATTTTTAGGAGGATAGTCGGCAAAACTCCATTTCCAATCTGTTGATTTTTCTCTTTTCAAATGATTTTTCATTTTATCATCTTCTGACAAAAAATCAAAAATACTTTGTTCGTTGTCCATAATTAATACCCCTCCTTTGTTATTCTTTTTTCGCAACGTTCCATAAGCCATTCTTTGCCGCAGAAACGAATATCGCGTATGAATCTCTCGTGTTCAGGTCCGAAACCGCAATAGCCTGGTTCGTACACGCAGGTGGTTGCGTCTTCATACAATCTCTTTACGAGTCTGTCGTGGTCGTGAAGTAGCGCATAAGCGGACTTGTATTCGGCGCTGTCTTCAGAATAGTCCAAGAGCGTGTTCTCGAGTCCGCCGAGAATGTCGTTCGCCGCATATTTGATGTTGTAAAACGCTTTCTTTTGTCTTTGATTCATTTTGCTAACTTTCATAATATACCCTTCCATTTATTCAATAGCACTTTGCATATAGTCCAACACTTCGTCGATACTGTTAAGAGCCGAATTGAGATTGTCCATAACGGATTCAAGACGGTCTCTAAGTTCTTGCATTTGGTCTGCTATGTTTTCAATTTCTTTTCTGCGTTGTTTGTTCATGGTAGTTACTCCTTTTGTGTTTTTGTGTCATTATCATATCATATGTCAACAGTCTGCGTCAAGTAGGGTTATGAAAAAAAATATAAAAGAAAAAAAGGCGTTTGCAGACACCTTTTTTCTCGTAGTTTCCTAAAATGCAAGGAAATAGCCACATGTTAATATGTATGTATTTTCTTTATTTTATCACATCGATACCCGTTTGTCAATGGGTTTTCAAAAAGTTAATAGCGATTAAGATAGCCAAGAATCGTCATCGATTTCGTCGTTGCCTATGTTTTCGAGAACGAATTTTATTATGCCGATGAGCCAATCGAATGCGGCTTGCGAATGCGAGTCCGAGCGCTCCGATTCGTCCGCTTTGTCGGCTTGTTCGATGAGCTCTTCAAGTTTTTGTATGTTCGGGTCAAAAACCATTTTACGCTCAAGGCTGTCAGGCTCGTATTCGTTTGCCTTATCTTTGAATTCTTGTACTGCTTTTAACAAATCTTCATAGGTTGCCATTATTCCTCCTCCTTTTCTGTTTCTACATCGCGAAAGCGTACGGTTTCGATTTCGTCTGTGTAAAACGTTGCAGGTACAGTAACTCTACTTTCAAGACAAAGCCTTCCATCCCTAAATGTGTAAATTTTCCCGCAATTATCGCGGCGGTATCTCTGTCCTTGTTTTTGATTCTTGATAATATCTGACAGTTTCAAGTTAAACGGATGTCGTTTCTGGTATTCAACCAATTCTTGTGCTGCTTTTTTTATATGCTCGGAATCGGAAGGGATATAATTGGCATTTGGATTATCATAACATTCATGCTCCATCCATTTTATTATTTTTTTTCGTGCGTTATCGCAATCGCCTTTCACATCACCAAAATCTTCAAGCGGTATTTTAACTGCCATTTTTACTTCAAATTCAATTAACATTATTTACTCCTTTTTCTGCACTCATCGCAGACTTTATTTCCTTTTGTGATTTCGGGACAAAAACAATATTCTTCATCACACTTATGTATTATATATGTTGTACTTGTTTCTCTTTTACATTCGGTTGCAATGCACTTGTTACCGTGAATATACTTGCAATTACTCGGACAGCCTGTCGTTATTTCCATTCTTCAATTCCTCTCTCCTTTTATTGCTTCTTTCCACAAAATCGAACATTGCTTTTTCAAACTTTTCTTCCTCTGTCAACTCGTGTCGTGTCTTATTCGGTTTTGACAACCTATATTGCCTTTTAGCCTCACGAATATTGTTCCGTCTTTTTCGATTGTTTAGTGGATATACTTTGTCATCAGAAAACGACATACATTGATTTAGAAACGCAATCACTCTTGGTATTCTATAATCACTTTTACTTTTCATTTTTCAATTCCTCCAACTTCTTTTCGGCTGCGGCTTTGTCGAAAAACAGTCTATCGCCTACTCCACTCAAATATTCAGCGTTATAATCATCTGTACCGTCATTCCCTAATCTGAATAGAATATCCCAACCTAAAATGTCTATTCTTGCAACTTTCCATTCTTGAATATAATTGCCATAACAAGTGTAAGCGGCATCTCCGACCTTGCAAGGCAACTCTATAAGTGTTCCAGCCTCGATTTTATCTTCGAGTTCCCAAAGCCTGTCGATTAGGTCTTGAATTGTGACCTTGCCTTTACTTGTAACCGTTTTTATGTTTCTACCGTTTACGACTTGTGTTGTTGTCAATCTTTTATATTCCATATTTATTCTTCCTCCTTATGATTTTCATAATACAACTTTGCGTGTTCACTTTTCTCGAAGAAGTATTGCAGTATATCCATCAAATTGCATACGTGACATAACATTTTGTTGAATTTATCGAAGTCTGAATCGCTTGCAATTTCAGTATGAGGAATATGTACTCGTATTCGTTTGAGGTAAGAATCGTCTTCCGTAAAATCTGCGTAGAATTCGATTTGCGGATATTCTACGCTTTCAATGTGAGCCATACAGATATTCCCATTCGGCTTTTGGCTGAACCAAAATCGGCAATCAAGATATCTATATCTATAAAAAATCGTTCCGTCTTGTTCTTTACTTGTATATTCTACTTCAAATCCTTTCATTCTTCATTATCCTCCGATACATACTGCCAACCTTTTGGCGGGTTTCTTAATATATTTCCGCAATGTTCTTCCCAATAGTCGTATTGACCGCCGTGGTATAAAGCATATTCTTCTTCGTCGGGCGGTATTGTTATGATACCGTATTTGCAAGCGCGATAATAGTGATACGGGTCGGGGCAAGGTTTGAAGAAGTCGCTGACCTGTTTGGGTTCGTCATATATCTTCAAATCGGATATGCGCCAGCCATAAAGCGGTTTGCCTTTGCCTAGTTTTTCGAGTTCAGAGCATTTCAAGTCAGTCGCTTCGCTGTGGCACTTCAAATACGGAAAGTAAGATGTACAATCATTTGGATAATCTACATAATACTTGTGGTCGTGGTTGTATTGCCATTCTATAATTTTGTCGCATACGAACTCGCCGATAACGTGTTCGTTACCGATATTCCAATCAACATTGCCATCTACGTCGCAATTAAATGCGTTTCGGTAATCGCCAATAATGGCGTGGCGACCGTCTTTGCTTATAAGCAATGAGTTGCCCTGTGTTCCTTTTGTCGCATAAATATATCCCTTAAACGGCACTCCGCATTTCGGTGCGGTCTTGGACACGAGTACGGTACAATCGCCGTTTGCGACTTTTTCACAAATTCGGGGTGATACCGATTTCATTACTGCTTTCATTTCAGTCCACCTCCGAATAGCCAAGTCAATCCGAAAAGGCTCAAAATTGATAATATAAACGTCATAAAGTTCATTTTTTTTGCACCTCCAAAAATATGTTCATTTACCGCATTCTTAAACGGGATACATTGATAGTCTTTCAATACAAACATCCACGCATTCGGCGCGTCGTATTCGTATAGTTGGAATATGCAGTCCTTCCAGTTCTTCATATTTGCAGATTTGAAGCGAGGCACTTGTATTTGATACTTTTTATCGTTGACAAAAAACTCCAATTCCATAGCCATACCGTAATTGAATTCGATTACTGAATCGAATTTAACCTTATCGGCATTATTTCCGAAAAACATCTTAAATATGAATTTTATCGTTTTTTCGGTTTCTTTGGTTTTCGATTCTCCCCATACATTATGCAAGTCCATATACAAGCCATAATCGTCAAATCCGTTCACGATAGCAGCTGCATAACCGTTAAGGGCATCTAATTCGATTTCGATGTTTTTCTTTTCAAACTCGCGAAAATCGATTACTTTCTTTACTTGTTCAAGACTCTCCGTACAAGGTATTATATTATCAAACATATTTATTTCTCCTTCCACATTCTGTGTTTATTTCTTCTGCGGACACGAGCCGCATAATCGTATTTTTCTGCGCGAACGCTATCGAGCATAATTTCACGTTTGGTTTTGAATTCGGCATAATCCGAACACGTAGCGTGACAGGTTTCGGTACGAGACGTGCAGTGCCTACAAGGGCAGTCGGATTCAATCTTCATTTTCTTCCACTCCCTGATTCGTTTCATCGATGTCATCGATGTAATCAAGAAAATAGCATTTGCATTTGACACCGAGTATGTTATCATCCAATGCTTTGTCGCAAGTTGCTCCGTCATTGGTCTCTTGTTTGTGCAATTTGCAATATCCGTTCAACCAAAATAGACAATTCTCACAATGTGTCATCTTTTACTCCTAATGCTCTATCGATATTCTCTACCATTTTATCGCGCAATTCAGGGTGGAATTCACCATCTTTGTGTATTTTCCCTTGCGCCCAATCTTTAAGGCAATTGAGATACTCGTCCTTTACTTTGACTTTATGCTCAAGAGATAAGACACTCTTGTAGTTCATTAGACAAAGAGTGCTAATTGTATTCGCGAGGACATCAGGACGAGATTTCAAAAAACCAAGAATGAACTCTTCGTCTGACAAACAATTTCCTAAATGACGATATTTGTCAACATATTCTATTAGTGTCATTATTTTCCACCTCCGCTTGTTTACATTCGGCACAACGCTTTCCGAGTGGTACTTTCTTGTGCAAAAGAATGCACCAGTAAAAGCCCGCCATATCGTAGTATTTGTATATACATCCGTCGCAATATTTGCCGCCTGGCACTTCCGTTTCAACCTTTATCTTCACCATCTCGTACCTCTTTGATGAGCTTTTCTATTTCGGACTTAGGAACACCAATAAAGTGTCCATCAGATACAACCTTATCAAGAGCCATATTCAAGACTGTCTCTGCAATAAGTTTTTGATTTACCTTGCCACTAATGTTATCTCCCATCCCCATATAATATCCATCCCAGACTCCATAATTATAACATTTTGAACGCAACTCTCTTGATTCAATTTCTTCTTTATATTCTGATACGTCACCGTAACCATTTTTAATGAGCACATTTGCGCAAATTTCACAAACCTTGGCTTCCCAAAATGCCGCGTTTTTCAGAGATGCAGAATAATTATTGTTAGTAAGTGCTTCAAACAAAATTTTTTTAAGCGTATCTTTTTCTTCTTGTTCAGTTTTCATTTTCGTCTCCTCCTTTATCCGATTCCCACATATCTCCGAATCGGCACTGGTCACAATATTTTTCATTACAGCCTTTGCAACGGTACGTGTATGTTCCGAGGGTTGCATCTTCTGGCTCTTTTCCGTACATAATCATTCCTTCTCCTTTGCCAAAAACGTATTCACCGATATCTCGTAAGCAGTTCGTATCTCAATCGATTCGTCATCGTGAATTTTCTGATATTCTCGTGACTGAAAACGTCCCGAAACCGTTATCATGTCGCCCTTTTTATAGTGCATTATACGTCTTGCATTGCCGTTCCAAACCAAACAAGGTACAAATGAAACGTGACCGTCTTCGGTCTTGGTTACGCAAATGAAATCGGCAATAACTCGTCCCTTTGGCGTTTCGCGAATTAACGGCGAATTATACATCGTTCCGTTGAATTCGACAAAGTTATAATACTCGTCTTCGATTTCAGCCCCGTCTGTAAACGATTCGCCATAAGCGCGGATAATTGCTCGTTTTTTCATTATGTATCTGTCGTATCGGCTATAAGTAATAACCTTCCCGTAAACAGCTACAACATCACCGAAACCGTACTTAAACGGCGTTTTTGCGCTATATTGAACCTTGATTATATCATCAACGCCCGAATCGCGCTTAATTGCGAGGTCGAATTCGTATTCGTCGATTTCGATATCGAATGCGATTTTAACTTTTTGTGGAATGCTTGCCACAATGCCTTTTAATCTTAAAGTGTTTTGATAATCCAATGTTTTCTATTGCTCCTTTTGTGTTTTGTGCCTTTATTATATCAATCGTCAATATACTGTGTCAAGTAGGGTTATGAAAAAAATATAAAAGAAAAAAGGCGTTTGCAGACACCTTCTTTCTCGTAATTTCCTAAAATGCAGAGGAAATTGCCACAGTTTGTTTAGTTTCTTTCTTTATTTTACCATATCGATACCCGTTTGTCAATGGGTTTTGAAAGTTTTCCATCTTCGCAGCGACGGCAATAACGGCGCCTTTGCATATTCAACACACGTCAATACGTGGTCGTTGCCGTCTTCACGAGCCTCACCTTTTTTGCCACGACGTGCGTTCTTAATCTCTCGAACGAGGTTTTTGCACTTATCGGACACAAGGAAGTCGCCGTAAGCCATCAAAAGTCTATCGAAGTCAACACGAGTTTGAATTGAGAGTTTCGTTGATGCCATAAAACGAAGATTATACAGCCCATATTCGTGTGCTTTCATTTCCAAAACTTGTCTGAAACCGACGTCGGCGCTGTCAACATAAACGTTTATAGTTCCTCGCATAAGAATTGTTCCGAGATTGCCATAATATTCCGTCCATTTAATGATTTCGTTGATAAGCCTATCCGCTTGTTCGGGCAAGCCTATGCTCTCGCGGTCGTCCGTATTCATATAGTTATCGGCTTTATTATTGCTGTGGAAATACTCGTCTATTGTCGCAATTTTCTGCAAATCAGCCGTAACCGCACACAAAGACATAGTCGTCGCCGCACGCACCTTCAAATCCGCATTTTCGTTTTTACCGACTTTGAGGACGTGACCGCCACCGTCAGAGAGACCAGTATCGATACCGATTGAGAAGTCAGCCCATTGCGTACGCGTACCCGTAAGCCCCAATAGCGTCGGCAACGGTACTATCAGCGAATCGTTCCATTCGGGATAAACTGCAGCCGTCGTGTTACCGAACATCCCCAAGAACTCAACTTTATATATTTCGGGCGCCTTTCTCTTCATTTCGAGTGCTGCCGCATCATAAGAGTCCTTATCGCGGAATTCGTTGATTTTATATGTGGATTTGTGCAAATATAAGCCTTTGCCGTAAGGACCTATGAATTCGGGGTCATAATAGTCCACATACGTCACGTCATCGCGGTCGAGCGTCGCATAATCGTCGTCGAGCCTATTCTTGAAGAATTCTTGATTGAGCCACGAATCGCCGTCCCAAGCGTTGAAACACATCGTAATTTGAAAATTTAACGGATACGGCAATTTACCACGCAATGAACCGTCGATTTTACGAAAGTCCTCAAACGACGGAACTTCAAACGCCTCGTCGATATATGCGTCTGTAAAATAACCGTTTGCAAATGTGATACCGTTTAGAGATGTCGGGTTGTTCAAACCACGGAAAATAATTTGTTGTCTGGTCGGCTTATATTCGATTACGAGCGGATTCTTTGAGATTTTGAACGCATCTTCGAGACCTAAATCGACAATACAACCACACACGTTCTCGAACGTTGATTGTCTGTTATCGCTGTCGTTTTGACGGGCGATAAGGACGTTTCGCCTCGAATCCGATATTATCTTCATAATCGGCTCGTATCCGATTATATTCTTCGATTTCTTTGTGGAACGCGCACCGCAAAAGAGACGGTAACGGCAGTGGTTATTCATAAACCACGCTTTTGTGTAACCGCCTCCAATGAGTTTTTTAAGGGACATTTCCCCATTTGGCAAAAAGATATCGTCTCTCACTTGTTTTCTTCTTCCTTTTCTTGCTCGACTTCGATAAGTTCAATCATATCGGCGTCGAGAAGTCTTTTTATTTCGTCTGCACAATACTTATCGAGGTGCGTTGACGCATAATAAACGTTGTGGTCGAAAGGGTCAAGACTTGCAAAACCGACCCAACCGTCAACAAACGGCTCGATTTGAATTCGCCAATCGGTCAGAACATGTCTGAACTGGTCTGTAATAACGGCTTTGCCGCGTTTATATTTCAACCCGAGGCGAGTGCTGATAAGTTTTTCGTTCTTCGCATAGATTTTAGAACGCCATGTACCGTCGTTGTAAATGTGTTTGAGATTCCCTTGTACGAGTTCGCCGTCGAAGTCTTGCGGAATAATTTTTACAAGAACGGGATTCTCTGACGGAATCAAATCGTAATCCATATCGTTGAATTTATTGAGGTCAACGCCCTCTTTTACTCTATATACTTTTCCTTTTATTGTTGCCATGTTAAAACCTCTTTTTTAATGCTCTTCTTCTTTGAGTGTACGCTTTTTCGCAATATGGAATATTTGTGTCCACATAATCATAAATAAGCGGTTGTTTTTTGCCTTCGAGATAGCGTTCAATTCGACCTGCGCATTGCACAATCAAGCCTTTTTCTTTTGCAGGCGAGCAAAAATGCAATGTATCGAGTTCTTTTATAGAAACGCCTTCTTTTAGGAGTGCATAAGTTGCGACGATAACGTCCCAATCAATTTGTTGTTTCAATATCTTTTCGCGCCGTTTTGCAGGTGTTTCTCCAACACACAAAACTGCGTTTACGCCTCGTTCTTGTAACATCTGAACTAAGACTTTACAATGTTCAACTCTGAGTGAAAGAACGATTTGCTTTCTACCTTCTTGCGCGCATTTGACAATGTTTTCGACAATGACTTCATTTCGTGTCTGTTTTTCGCATAGGAACGGAATCAGTTTCATATAATCAGTCATACCTGCGCTATCGAGAAGTTGCATCTGGTCGCGCATCGTAATCGGATAATCCAAATCGATTCTTATGTGTTTCGCCTCCATTGTCTTTACGCGCTCTCTATCGACCTTATACGTGGGGGAGAATGTCCCGTTAGGATTTGCTCCGATATACGCGTACATCGCGTTAATGAGCCCGTCAGCGCGTACAGGAGTCGCTGTAAGCCCGAATTTGTAACGGGCAGGTATCTTTGACAATACGCTCGTGAACATCTTCAATTTTGTAGGCGTTCCGCATACATGCGCTGCCTCATCACATATTATAACACCGAATTTATCTTTATACAAGTTCGGGTCGATTTTACACATTGTTTGAACCGTTGAAATTGTAATATCTTCGCCGATTTCGAGTTTGCCTTCGGTTGTGAGCCCGACTTTTGCCATAGGATACAGCTTGAGCAAATCATCTTTTGCCTGTCGGAGCAAATCTCCTGTATGGCAGAGCCAAAGCGCCCTTTTCCCGAGCCGTTTTATAAGTTCCATTCCGAGATATGTTTTACCCGAACCGCACCCTGCAACGATTACGCCGCCTTTTGCATCGATAGCGGCATTGATTGCATCTTCTTGATAATCGAAGAACTCATCAATGCCCTGTACTTTGGCGCTCTTAAACGAAATATCCGAGGCATTGTTGAAAGATTGATAAATCTTACAGCCTGCTCTATTAAATGCGGGTAAAAGCGCATACAGACAGCCATACGGCACCACGAGGATATCTCCGTCAAGATAATAGAGATATATCTTCTCTGGGATGCGTTTCCAACGAATATAATCGTCTTTGCCCATTCGTTTCAATTGTTGGTATTCAGGGTTATCATAAACAAGATAACGATTGCACCATGAAACGACTTCTGGCGTCGGATTTTCTATTCTGATTTCATTCGATACTATCGCTCGCATATTCTAAAACCGCCTTAAATTCGTTTAAGTCCTCAATTTTTACTGATTTTTTGCCTTCTCTTTCTGACCTTAAGACTCTATCATAAGGCAAAAAATACAGTTTTTCGGGAGTGCGCTCCCAGTATATAACAAAACCCATATTGGTTATGTGTGCAAAGTTTTGGGCATACGACATTGACGTTTTTTGGTTTGGTTCAATTCTTTCAAAAGAGAATGAGGCTTTCTCTTCTTCAAGATGCTTTGCGTCAACAAACCAGATATCATCACATCTGCAAGCAATGATATCAAAGGGTTGTCCGCCAACCTTTTTCGGCAATATGTATGCCCAGTATCCATTCTCCCGAAGGAAATTGGCTATAAAGTTTTCCGTGGAGTTACCCACGATGTTTTGTACGTTTCCCATCAATCTTTTCTCCTGATATTAACGCCGTTCAGCCTTATGCCGTAATAGCACCACGCTTTTACGCCGTTACGTTGTCTGTTAATTCCGTCTTTTGAAGTAAGTTCGGAACTAAATTGACTTTCTTTCTTAACGAAATCGGTATTGTTTTGCGCCCAAACTTTATATGCCTCGTAAAGTTCGGTGCATTCAATAACCGAGTGCTTATCAATGATACATTTTTCGTCGATAAATTGCAAAACTTGGTCGTTTTTCTTCTTAAATTCAGCCGTATCGGATACGGTTTGTTTTGCTTTGATAAGGTGTCCGAGTTCTTGATATTTCAAGAAACCTTTTATACACCAACCGAGAATTTTATCGGCGTCCATTCGCAATTTCGACGGGAGCGATTTGTCTTTTTGGTCGTCTCCGAAAATGTTCCTAAACACAAACAAGAAAAGACGTCGCCACATACCGTAATCGTTACCGCGAATGTTCGGAAGGTGGTTTGTTGCCATCCAAATCTTGAAGTTCGGGATGAACGTGAACGGATTTCCATACGGGAAACGAGCGTTTACGGGGTCGCTACCAGTCAAAATCTTGGTTTGAGCCTCCGACAAGCGTCCGCCTTCGTCCGTTTCACCCGTCGTAACAAATCTTACTTTTTGCAGACTTGCAATCGCATATTCAGCGGGCGAATTCGACTGTCCTTTTTGCGTAACGAGCAATTTCGAGTCCATATTCGTTCCGTAATCGCCAATTACGTTCGAAATCGTTTCCACGAGCGTTGATTTGCCGTTTGAACCGTCGCCATATAGCAAGAACATACATTGTTCTGCGGTTGAACCCGTCAGCGAATAACCGATACACGTTTGCAATGAGTCTATAATCTCTTGCGTGTCCGCAATGTTACCGTTGTCGAATACGCTCCAAAGGAATTTTTCCCAGACTTCCGAACGCTCAAACGATACTTTCGTGTGCGTGTTCTTTGCCAACAATTTCGTCTTGTCAAAAGGTGTTATCGCACCCGTTCTCAAATCGACGATTCCCGATTCCGTATTCAGTAGATAATCGTATCTATCAAACACGTCATTTTTTACGGGGATATCCTTTAATGTTTGAAGTTCGAACAACATTGCGTCTTTGCCCGCTTTGTTAGCGACACGAGCTGTATTCTTCTCCGACGCGTCGAGAATTTTTGTCATTCTCTTTGCCTCATCAACACGACCTTGCGCTGTCAATACTTCGATTTTGTCTGCCATTGCGCGGTCATCTTCTTTCATTATTTCGATGAGTTTATTTGCGTATTTACGAATAATATTCGTTGCGTCTTTTATCCACGTTTTACCCGTCCAAAACATAAACACTTTGTCAGTAACGTTATATTTGAACAAATCTCCGAAATAATCATAGAATTTCAACGCATTGCCCGTATCCGAATACGGATATGACCCAAATATCTTCTTGATTCTAAAAATCGGCTCTCCGTCTTCATCGAGACTCGGCGTATAATTGAGTTCGGGTGACGTTTCGGTTTCGTTTTCGGTCGGTTTTGGCTTTTCAATAACGACCGTTTTCTTGCCGATATTGACCTTGTCAACGAGTTTCGTCTTTACAAAAGTTTCGCCTACGTTTCTGCATGCAACATCGATAGTAAGTTGTCCGTATGTTTTTACACCCCTATGCTCGTCCCATTTCGGGCGCATAAGACCGCTGTTTCGGAAAATCCTATCCATTTGCGCCTCGTCCTTATTGCACCAAAACGCGAGCATACTGCAAAATGCCATATCCGCTTTCGACGCGTCTCCACCTTGTAGGCTTATATCGCCTTTATCGTAATAGCGGAAGAACGTATCGCATTGTCTCGAATTCGCAACATTTGCGAGGACTTCTTCGTCCGAAAGTTTCAATGTTTCATACATTTCCGTGTTTGGACGCGAATATGCGGGTGTTTGGATTACGGGCGCAGGTGTGAATACATATTTCTCCCAAAGTGGCTTAATTTCGTCCTCACGGTCTTGTACGGGGATATTTCGTATCGCTTTACCCGTAAATGCAAAAAAACGATTGGCGTCATACATTTCCACGCAGCCCTTTCGTCTTGAACCTTCGGGGAGTTTGCCTTTGCAGATTATGTGAATTCCTTTTCCGCTTTGCGACCATTCCGTATATGAGTTCAAAGTCGCCACGAATTCGTTCGCAAGTCGTTTGAATTCCGCCTCGTCTTCTTCCGATTGTCCTTCGGGTCCGATATGGTTATCCAAATCGACGCCAAAGATACCGTCACCGAGAACGAAACCGATTCCGTCAAAGTTATATTTTTCGCACCCCGATAGCGCAAGTTTGAAGGTGGACCACGTGAGAGAATCGTTTACCTTCGCCATTTCTCCACTAAGAGAATTATAGGGACGTTTCGTAAGTTTCCCACTGGCGAGGGTTTCGACCTTGTATCCTACCCATCGTTTTAAGTTTTTCAATTCTTGCGGTATTTTATTATATCGCAAGGAAAGTTCGTCAACCGTCATAAACATTAGCCTCTTTATTGTTTATTTCTTTTGTTTTTGCAGATGTAGTCTTATAATAACAAACCCCACTGCGCTGTGTCAATGGGGTTTGTGAGTGAAATTTTACTTTTTTTAGAACGGGAGGTCTCCGTCAATAGGTTGCCAATTCTCTTCGTCTTGAGCAGGACCTGTCACTGCACCGCCGCCGACTTCGGACGGTCTGTAGGAGAGATATTTTACAACGTTCTTATCGGATGAGTGGTATTGGTTTGCGGGCTCGACGTCAACGGAGATAATCATATTTTTGCCGTTGAAGTATTGAACGAGGTCGTCATAGTCGTCGAAATCGAGTTTTGCATTCGGAATTGCCGCGAGAATTGCGTTGATTTTTGTCTTGTTATAATCGTCGGTACCTCTTGCTTTGTAAATTGCGTCAAAGACAAATCTTCCGCCGAAAGGTTGTTCAACGTCGTTTCTGATTTGGAATTTGCAGTTGATATACGTACTGTCGCCTGATGCCGTTTTTTTGTATTCGCATTGAAGCGTTACTTCATAATCGCCTTTTTCGACGAGTTCAAAATTTGAGTCCACTTTACCTGAAAAATTAAGCATAATTTGTTATTCTCCTTGTTATTTGTTTTCGTTTTCGTTTTGTTTTTTGTCGTATTCGTCCTTGCACTCTTTGGAGCACAATGCAATGCCGTATTTTGCCACGCTTGCGTCATAAATGTTCTTGTCGATAATCTTACCGCAGACACTGCAAGCATATTGTTGTTTCGTCTCTGGTACCGCCTTTTTAAGTTGTTTCGGAGCGGGCGTATCTTTGATTCTGAGACAAGGAACCATATCACGTTGATATTTTGTAGTCGTTGCGAATACGACGACTTGTTTACCAATCCAACCGTCTGTGTCGCCAGTTCCGAGCGCCTTCTCGATTGCTTTACAATTTGTCTTGTTGAGTATCATCGGCTTGATTTCCACGCCGTTTACGTGGTCTTCGACAAAATGTGCCACAATGCAAGGGTCTTGTTTGCCGTTCGGACCCGTTACGAGTTCTTGCGCAACACTTTTGATTGTTACCGTTACTTCTTTTGCTATGCCGTCGAGCGAAAATGCGCCCATATAATTGTAATCGGCAAGTTGTTTCCAATGAGCCATATTATTTCTCCTTCTTTTTTACCTTTTCATCAACGCATTCGTAGCCAGCCTCTCTGAGTTGGTCGCCCGTTGCGCCAATGTAATTAAAATCGATTATTTTTGCTTTTTTTGTTTCCTTACAGTAAGAACAGCATTCACATCTGTTCGGTGCGATTTCGCCGTCGAGAATACCTTTAATTCGGGGTAGATTGTGTTTTACAATGTTCAACGCTTTATCGAGGTCTTCTTGCGGAATATTGAACACTCCGATATCTGACGGCGTTTCCTTCGTTATACACACGAGATAACAAGGGAGTCGGTTGCCCGTATTTTGATATACGATTTCTTGGAAGATTGCGAGTTCGATGTCGTAATTGTATGCGAGAACGAAGTTAGTATATCCTCCGAAAGCGTCCGACCATACCTTTTTGAAATCTTTCATAACCTTCAAATCGACAATAGCCTCGTCTTTAAGATATGAGTCCATTTTGATTTTGAAAGGCACTCCGTCGATTTCGCCCGTCATTATCGATTGCTTTTCGCCGTTCAAAAAGTGTGTCATTTCGGGGTCGAGTTTGATTCTGTCAATCAATTCGTCGGCTTTTTTGAAACCTGCTTTGAGTTCGCCCGATTTCAAGAAGATTTCGGGATGTTCAATCTTAAAATCGTCCATTTCTTCGCTGAAATATGCGTCCACATACGACCCGATAAGTTGCGATTCCGTTGATGGTGTGTGATAATTCGCAGCCGCGCTCGCCTCGCATTCAAGAAAGCGACAGAATCTCGAATACGACATATAATCGTGATTGTCTTTATAGTTTTGTTTCGTCAACGGTGTTAAGTTCATCTTCTAACTCGATTATTGCCTCCTTGCTGTCCAAGTTAAGTCCGTTTACAATCTTTATAAACGTTGCGGGTTGAGGTGCGCAAATACCTTTTTCAATATTTCGCAAATGGACCTCTGAAATCCCTGTCTGTTTCGATGCGTCTGCTATTGAAAGCCCTTTCAAGTAGCGTTGACTTCGAACGTATGCTCCAAATCGTTTAGTGTTCACTCGTTCCCTCCTTGCGCATTTTCTTTCTTTGCTTTTTCCATTGCCGCAGACACAATATCGAGGTCGGAAAGCGGTATTAAGAAAAGTTTATTCATTGCAGCAAAGCGCGGATTGAATTCGCATTCTCCGTCGTCGTCGATATAAATCGTAATCGTCGGCACTTTGAGTTCGACTTTGACTGCAAATCGTAACGACCTCTCGTCGAAACACGCGTAAGCCTTGTCAACTCTAATAAACGAATTCAATTGGTCTATGAGTTCTTGCTGATGGCTATATTTCGACGCCTTGTCCATTACCGAACCCGAAATCGCGTCGAGTCTGGCGTTGATATCGTCTATGTCTTTTTTTCGTATCATTTTATCGTTCCACCTCCATCACTACCGCCCTGGGTATCTTTTTGACTTCGACGGGTACGATATCGAATCTCACTTGTTTGCAATAAGGTTCTATTGCGTGATAGATGTCGGTGTCGCGAACGAACTCGCCCTTGAACACATATTGACCGTCTGTTCTCATAAACGAAACGACCTTGTCCCATATCATAGCCGCAGGTGCCTTTGAGAACTGCATCGTCACGTACTTGGTATCGTCATGAAGTATTGACATCGCCTCTGAATACAATATCGATTCCAAAGACTGTGCGAATTCATGTTCGTTTGTCGCGATAACAAATGCTATTTTATACATTATCTTTTACCTCCTGTTTTGGTTCTTCAACGTCATCAAAAAATACATAGTTGACTTTTGCTCCGAGTGGGTTTCTTTCTTCAACGACAATTCCCACGAGGTCCATTCTATCGATGTGATTTGGAACCCCTATAATCTTTTTCACGTCATAATAACGATATTGGCTCGGTTTGACATCGGGATGTGCCTTGTAATAATCTCCGTCATCGGGTTCGGTTATTTGCCATACCATAACGGTTTCGAGTTTATGGTATCTATGGTAATAAGCTATTATGCCTCTATCATTTTCTGTCACGATTTCTTCGCGATAGATTTCAACCGTCGTATTCGGTGCCACGAACTTTTTTACGAAATAATTAAGTTGCATTGGATATTCCTGCTGTTCATTCATCTTTCATCTCCGTTTCAACCTCTTCATCACAGAACACAACATAACCTTTTTGTTGCATGTAGTCTGTGATATAGACAATGTGATAGAATTTGTCTTTGATTTTATCGTTTACATACGGGCTATCAATACAGGTGTATTTAATAATATCGCCCACTTGATAATCACGGTCATTTAGTCGTATCTCAAACGGTTTAACGCCTTTTAATTTTGCATTTGCATATTCTGCTTTAATCTTTAACTCGTGTAATTTCATCTTCCACCTCCGATTGTTTACATTGTTCGCATTGGTAATATATTGTTTCGTCTTTAGATACCCCGTTGCAAGTTATTGCGGAGAAACCAACTTCTTCATTGAAAAGGTCGCAAACATAACTGATATAAGTCGGACCGTAATGAGGGGCTGCGTGTTCGCAAAATTCACAATTCTTTTCCATCTTCTACCTCCGCTTGCCTACATTGTTCAAGTCTATTATAGAAACTATCGGGAGTTATCGGGAGATACTCATTAAACGCCATGCAATATGGTACTAACGAATGATTATCGATAAACTGACATCCATAACATTTTGAAGTATCGCCTTGCTTGTCGTTATTTATAAGTTCTATGTCCACTTTAATCTTTATTTTTGGCATCTTCCACCTCTGCTTTTTTGCACTCGTCGCAACGTATGCAATAGTAGTGGTTTTCGTTATCTTCTTTTAATTCGCAATTATGAAAAGCACTGCAACGTGATATTCCATAATTGTCGGTATAATACATAGAACAGTAACGTTCATTATCACAATATTGTTCAGGCACTTCAACCATTATCTTCGACATTTTGCACCTCCTTGATGAGTTCGTCTATACCGCACGTAACAACGTCATAAGTTAAAGTGCTATCCAAGAGTGACAGCGCCTCCGCTTCTTTGATGTTTTTTACACCTAAATAGTCAAAAAAAATATCTTTCAACTTGTTCAGCACGTCGATTTGCGCTTGTTTGACTTTCGATTTGACAAGTTCTTCGTTTTCACAATACTCAATAATGTGTGTGAGCCGCTCAATCTCGGCTTTGTATTCGGACACGTCGCCGTAGCCTGCTTCGATAATAGCATCTGCGCAAAGTTCATAGACTTTATATTGCCAGCATCCATCATTCTCGGGGTCAACCTTGTCTGTATAATATGGCGGATTACTTTTGTCAGTAAGCGCATCATCGAATATATCTATCAACACATCTTTCAATTCTTCTTTACTCTTTATCATATCTTTTCATCCACTCCTCGTTTGCGATTTCTTCGAGTTTTTGAGGCATATATGCCCATAATACAACGGTGTCGAATTCGTTTTCGAAATCATCACATTGTGAGCAGTTGAAATGCCCATCATATACATTTAACGTAGCAATATAACCTGTTGCACAAAGAACAAGAACTTCTCCGTTCCTCGGCTTTTTCTCTTCGGGTTTGAACCATTCAATAGTTGTCTTCATATTTGTCTCCTTTTGTTTTTGTGCCTATATAATAGCAAACTCCCCTGCGATAACGCAAGGGGGTTTGTGAAAAATTTTTTGTTTTTTTGTTTTTATTTTTGTTCGGTTTCGATTGGGATATCGGTTTCGATATAAATCGGTGCTATCAGACCCCGTTCAAAGAACCAGTCATCAACCCAATCTTCCGCGACGTCGTAATCGTGTTTGTCCTTAGAATTGTGTATCTTTACGCCTTTATCGCTCCACCTACGGATATGGTTTGTGTTGAATATTTCGCTTACTATCATTATGCTGTCACCTCACTTGCTTTGTATATATAATCCGCATACGTTGACCAATTCGCTGCTGCTATCCATTCGTCATAGAGCGAATCTGGGACGATGATTTTCGCAATGGCATTTATTCTATAAAAAGCATTGTTTCCCAGAGAAGGGATGCTCGTAAATTGAGAAAAATTATAATTCATTAGTGAATAACAATTATCAAATACACTGTACCCCAGTTTTGTAACACTATTTGGAATTATCACGCTTTCTAAAACACTACAACCGCTGAAGGCGCTATAACCAATTTCAGAGGGTGAACCCGAAAACGTAACGTTTGTCAAATTAGAACAAGAAGAAAACACCGAAGGACCAATAACATTACACGGAATTGTAACACTTGTAAGCGATTTACAATCACCAAAAGCACTACCATAAAGGGACTTTACGTTGTTGTGAATTACTATTTCTGACAATGCGATACATTCCATAAAAGCATATGTTTGAATCTCTGTAATATTCTTGCTAATCGCAATGTTTGTCAACGCTCTACATTGCCAGAAAGCATTAGTGCCGATGCGTGATATACCCATACCAAGACTCACACTTGTCAATCTATCACAACCTTGAAAAGCATAAAGGGAACCTGTTGTAACGCTGTTAGGGATTATTATATGTGTTAATATACGACAAAAACTAAAAGTATGGCTACCAATATCCGTAATCTTATTTGATAATGTTACTGTTGCTAAAGACCAACTAAATCCAAAAGCATAAGCGCCAATTTCAGTTATATTTGCCAACCTTGCAGTAACACAATAATAATTAAGAGTATTTGTCGATTGCCCAAACAATCCGCTATCCTCGGACGTTGTCATCGTCGTCCCATCACATTTGATAGTATAATCCCCGTATGTAGTATATGTATGTGTCGTTTCTGTATCACTCGTGCCATCGCCCCAGTCTTTTGTGCCGTCCATATTAAGCGTCACTGATAATCCCGTAACCTTTGTCAATGTGATATCGAATTCGTTTTGACCGCTCGCCGTAGTGTAAACAGCACCGACCATAACGTTATTGTCGGCGATAGTAATTTTATTATCTGTAATTGCTTGCGAGGCGCTCCATTCTTGGAACACCAGTCCTTCGTGAGACGGCGCAGCAGGCAAATCGAAACTGTCGCCGTTGTTGCCGCGTTTCTCGAGCAATACGGTTCCGTCATAATCTATAACTTTAACCCAAAAATCGCCTGTACCTACGCCATGGTCGATTTCGGTTTCGGGAATGAGTCGTACTATTTTCGCCATATTAGTCCTCCATTACGATATATAATGCTTGATTTATGTATTTTGTGCCAGTTTCGCCTGTATATTGATATACTTTACCGATATTGCTACCTGTCGCTTTCGCGTCCAATTCCGCCTCGGATTGTGCCTCTTCAAACACGCTATTGGATAGTTGCTGTTCGAGTACGTAACTGGGTCCGATAGTGGTTGTTTTTGTAAAGTTCGCGGTCTTACCGAATATAGCGTTAAAGATGTCGGGACGGTTAATTTTTGTTATAGTCGCAGGTGCCGTATATGTCGTCCCGTCAATTTCGATGCTCTCAGGAATCGTAATGCTTGCTTTTGTAGGCGTTTCATCTTCGGGGCTTATGATATACGGGTCTTCTACTCCAAGTTCGGCATAAGCTATCAATACTGCAGCGTCGCCACCCTTTGCGATTGTGGGAGATATCATAGCACCATAATCATCATTTTCGCTTACGGGATATGGATTTTCTTGGTTTAAGAAAATATATGTTGCTGTATCCGATGCGAATTCGGCGCTTGGTATCTTTTCTACTAAGGCATAAAATTCGTCGTAAGTGATAGATTGGTTCACATACATAGTCGAACCCACAAAAGCATCACCGACTTCGAACGGAGACTCGGCTGCGTAGTCATTGTGTTGTATATATTTTTCTGCGACCTTATATACGCCACCCTCAATATACTTGTTGTTGACTTCGCTACCTGCCATGTTTGTAAGTATTAAAGCGTCATCGACAGCAACTGTGTATGAACCCGTTCTATTTACATAAAGCAATTGGATAACTCCGTTCAAAGAATCCATTGTAGATTCACCTGTATCACCTTCGAAGTTTGTCCAACCTACATCCCAGTCTTCATCGGCAGTCCAAGTATCTATGACTGTACCAGACTTTATGTGATACAAGAACGCAGGAGTTGTGACATTACTTACTTCATTGCCTGCGCTATTGAGATAGCTTGCCTCAATACCCAAAGCATAACCATGCGTACCGTCAATATTTGTAAATTTATATACTTTAGTTTTAATGTAATATGTTAAAGCCGCTGAGCCAGAACCGCCAGTAATAGTTAGACTAAGCACAACCTTTTCGCTTTCACCCGCAAGCCACTTGTCAATATATGAACACATACGCTGAATGCCTATGCTCTCGTAATTGAATTTAGCCTGGTCATAAGTTGCAGCTGCAGGCAATGCCATATGATATTTTGCATATTCCATTCTCACAAACGAGTCTTTATACTCTGCAGCGATATATGCGTCCATTTCGGCATCGGTCGTAGCGATATATGGATTCGATACGCCTCCGTCCACGTTGACGGTCACTTGACTGTAAGCATTCACGCCGTCATCTGCAGGATAATATATACCGTTTTCGGTGACGACCTTATCCGAAACTTTATATTGTCCTTCCAGTTTCTCGCCTTTGCCGTTATATGCTTGATATCCGTCAAGAACCTTCGAGGAATCCGCAGGATTATTTAACGCCTCAAGGTAAAAATACGGCGCGAAAAAATAAACATACTCGAGTCCTTCCAATTTTCTGGACACTCGATAGATATATCCGTTTTCGTATTCGGTCGCACTCGTTCCCGTATATTTTACGAACATGTCTAAATAGCGTTCGCTTAAATATTTAGGCATTTGCGACGAACTTGTAACAATTATGGGATTGGTATCGAGCCAAACCGATAACATTCTTCCTATCATTTTATCACCTCACGCCATTATATGAGTCAACACGACATTAAACGTTTTTTCTTCTGTCGGTATCTTCTTCGCATAGATTCTTATACCAAAAATGTCTGCGCCCCAAGTTTCAACAAATGGCGCAAAATTACCGCTATATATATCATCTACGCTTGTCGGGATTACTTCGGGAACATATGTATTTATATCATACACAATATTTTGCCTAATGCTGGCTGGACATATCAATTCAATGCTATAATTATATCCATATTCTTGATATTTTGTATCTTGTGTCCAAGAAGATACTCCTGCCGTTACCGAAAACGAAACTATGTTTGTATCGATTGAGTTTTTCGCCGTTATATCTATCGAGTCAGTCAAGGTTCCATCTGTTTTCGAAAACACAACGGTTGTCGTTGTGTTATCTTCGGTAATTTCCGTTTTTGTTACTCTTGCGGTGCTAATACCGACGCCCTGTTCGCCTTGTTGTCCTTTTACATTTTTGAAAGCAAAAGCAAAACGGGGTGCCAATGTTGTTCCGCTTTTTGTCACATCTACTGACGGAGTACCGACATTATTATCAACGGTAGCAGATATAGTTATATTTGGTGTCGCACCTGTATCGCCTTGCCCGCCTTTTAATCCTTTGAATTTCAAATTAAAAGTAGGATTCTCCGCAGTTCCGCTTTTTGTCACATCTACTGACGGAGTACCTGTCGTATTCTCAACGAGTGCAGACATGTTTATATCTGGCGTATTTCCAATTTCACCCTTTAGGTTGCTGAAAGCAAAATCAAATACTTTTCCACCAGGATAATCACCGTCATTACCAGTTGTAACTTTTACAGAAGGCGTCCCTACATTATTGTCAACCGTTGCCGTGGCTCGCACGTGCGGAGTTGTGCCATTATCTCCCTTTTGACCTTTTAAGTTTTTGAAGGCAAGAGTAAATTTTGGGTAATCTATAGAGGTACTTTTTGTTATTTCTACAGACGGGATGCCGACATTATCGTCGATGGTTGCCTCCATTGTTATAAACGGTGTTTTTCCCGTCTCGCCTTTTATATTTTTGAACGCAAAGTCAAAAACAGGATTTGAAAGTGTACCACTTTTTGTGACTTCTGCAGAAGGCGTCCCTACATTATTATCGACAGTTGCGGATATGCTTATATTTGGAGGAGCACCTCTTGTTGCGAGAACAGCATATACATACAAAGGTTCTTTTATATCAGACGCGCCTCCAATATGTCCGATAACCAAAAAAGTATCACCCGAAACAGAGTTTTCCCAAAAATATATTATATCATCATATATGGATACTTCTCTATTATACCATTGCGCTTGTCCAGACAAATCGTACCAACCGTTAATTTGAGGGTCAGTGTCGAATACGAGTTTTGTTTGACAAATAACATATCCTAAACCTGTTTTTCCCGTATTACCCGTAAAACAAACCGCAGTCGTGCTGTCGAATTGCGCCGAAACGATTTCGTCATCGGATATATTAGTAACCGTTGCCATTACGACATAGTCTTTGGAAGTGTCCTCGAGTTCGTAAAAATACAAGAAACTCTCGTCTTTTTTCGGCATTCTGTTGAAATCATCCGCTTTCATTTGCATGCTGAAAACAGTCCCGTCTTTTGTAAACGCGTCTTCGGATTCTTTTTGGTCTATTTTGTTGTAAACGAGTTGCGGTCTGAGATAATCGCCGAGAATATATTGTTGCAAAAGCCAGTTAAACTCAGAACTGTTCACGATACCGTCGGGCAACAGAACCGCATCCTCGACCGTAAACGCAACGCGTTCGAGAGAAAGCCAATTTGATATGACAGTAGAATCTGCAACGGCAACTTTTCCAGCCTGAATCGTCATCAAGACCGTTCCGCCACGCTTAAACACATCGCCTTCGGAAACGTATTCGATAGTGGTTTTGTCTGCGTTTGCGAGTTCGGAAAGCCTTCCACACGGAACTTCTATTGCAAAGAACTCGTACTCTTTGCCGTATTGGAAGTGTTTAAGGTCACGGTTCCTGTCGAACGGAACGGTTTTTGTCACGAGATTATCATCGCGGGTTACGGAATAATCTTCGTTCAAAACCTCGCCGTCTGCGAGTTGGAACCAGTATTTTAATGAATATATGTTTTTCGCGATTTTGCCCGAATCGGGTCTGCTGGCATCTTCGATAAAAACATTGACCGTATTCACGCCAACGTTGTATTGTCGCAATGCCTCATCGTTTATAGTTTCGAGCAATGTGCCCTTGCTGTCAAAATATAAATACACGGAAATTATCTCCTTTTTCGTTATATCATTAGTATAAAACAAAAAAATATGTTAGTCAAGATTTACAGAACAAAAAAATCCGCCCCACCAAAGTATTAACGACGGCTCGGAAAGCGAGCAATCTTCTTTGAGTAGAGCGGTTGTGTTACGGGTTCACGGCAAACTAAACAACATTCGCTATCCGTAACGATTGTGTAAGATTACTTTCGGAGGAACCTCACACACATATTCTAAAATATTTGTACGACGTTGTCAACCCCTATTTGACGACTCTCATATAATATTTTAATGTTTTGCATTTACCGACGTCTTTATCATCGAGCCAGTCTTTTGCCAATTGTGCATACGTTGCCGTATCGAAACGCGGATTATAGTAGTCGCTGTAGCACATATTTATTGCAGAGAAGAAGTCAGACGGGTCGGCATCGGGCGCGTATTGCTTTCGAACCGATTCCGTTTCTTCCCACGTCCAATGACCACCTCGAGAGCCGTCCTTGTTCTCCATAGCCGAAACCCATTCTTTCGCGAGGTCTTCTCCGAGATGACCATCATGAGCGATTTTATGGACTTTGTAAACGATTTCGCAATACTCGTCCTTGTCGCTCTCACGCAAATCTTCGACTACTTCATTGAACAATTCTTCGAGTTTCTGCATATCTTCGGGCTTACCGTGTTCGATTATATGACGTATATCGTGTTTTAATATCATTTTTGTTGTCCCTTTAAGAGAGCTATTATCTCTTCGTTCTGTTTTATGATGGTTGCCAGCATAGAGTTTTGGTTCTTTCGGAGTTCATCCATGATGCCGTCCACTTGTTGTTGGTTCAAATTCAGGTTTTCTAACCCGATTATGAACGAAAGTACCGTTAATACATCTAAAAAATCTAAATTCCAATCGTCCATACTGACAACCGCCACAAATTAGAGTTTAACTACGGTCATATCCGCATTCGAAACCGTAATCGCCACACCGCTGTTCAAGAGCGTAAGCGTATCAATAATGTTTTGACTATTGTACGTTCTTACGATTGCCGCGAATGACAAGCTGCGGACTTCGGTCGTTGCCGTCGTTATGGTCGTGCTTGCAGTTCCACCTACAACTGCCGTGCCGTTTTGTTGGAGTGCGATTGTAACCGTACCCGCAGCAGGAGCCGTGAACGTAACCGTCACATTTACGAGATAGAAGTTGGAACCGCAGTCGCTTATTGCTACTCCAGTACCTGATTGCACTATCTCTCCACCGCGTCTACGCACAGTATTTGAAAACGGGATTACAGCATTTGCCAAGACGGAAGTTGAAGTCGTTGTTGCAACATCAATCAATGATTTACAAGACATATTTGAATCTCCTTTATTTTATTTTTGAAAGAGGGACAAGGTTTTTGCCCTGCCCCTCTAAAATCGTCGGCTAACAGAGCCTTAATTCAGTTTAGACCCAAATTAGATTGTGCCGTAGCCATATCCGCAACCGCAACCGCTGCAGAACGGGGATGCGCCCGCGTTATAAGTGATTGCTTGAGGATAACGGACTACGCCAGACAACGCTTGTTGAAGTTCAAGTTGGCTGATTTTGCCTTGCAATGCCGAAATCTTGTCCTCAGAGAGTCTGTCGAGAATCTTTTGAGTTTGTGCCGTAACGTTCGCGTTGATAAGCGCGGTGGATTGGTCGATACGAGAATACGTCGAACCAAATTGCTGTGCCATTTCGTAACCGAGACTGCACAAACCGTTTTGGATTGCGTCCGTTTTGCGTTCGACAACGTTACCGTTGTTCATTACTTGGCTTTCGAGACGAGTGAAGTTTGCGCTGTTGTTCAAATCTTCAACAGTTGCGCATCTGCCGTCAGCTCCGCGGTTGCCCCAGAGACCGCCACCGCCCCACATCATAGCGAGTATGGCGAAGATAACCAAAAAGGAACCATCACCGCCGAAAATTCCATCGTTACCATAGCCGTAGCCAGGGTTCATACTCATTACAGGTTGAATACCAGAACCTTCCATTTTTTGCTTCTCCTTTTATAAATTTATTTATACACATCGACATAGACGTCATTTGCCGATTTGTATCATTGTTTCAGCGCGTTTATCAAATCTTGCGGATTGATACCTTGCTGTTTGCACATATTTTCCAAGACCGTTTGCGGATTTTGTCCTTTGCACATTCGCATAACTTGTGCGAATCTTGGGTCGTTTTGTAACATAGCCATAGGATTGCCTCGTGCCATTCCCATAATGCCTTTGACTTGTTGAATATTTTGCATTAGTTGCGGAGGCAAACCGCCGCCGCTACCACCGCCGTTTCCAAGTATGTTCATTTTTCGTCTCCTATTCCGATAAATTCACGAAGTGCTTTGTTTTCGCGTTCGAGTTCGACTACGCGTTCGCGCAGTTTCTTGTTTTCGGTCGCGAGTCGCTTACTTGGCTGTGCCGTTGTTGCTACTGTTGACGATGTTTGTTCCTGTTCCATTCGCAGTTCCACTCCTTACTACTGTTATTTTCGATATTTTGTCTGTAAGCGCTTTCAATTCGTCCTGTAATGCCTCAAATTCGCCTCTCGGCACATATCCCGACAAATCCACTTGCGGTTGCGCTTGTTGCGTCGTATCGCTGTTACACTCGGTTATTTCATAGGCTTTGACTTCGAATTGTCCATTCGCGTCAACTTTCTTTTGATACAATATCGATTTCTCGTTATCTAAGAATATAAATTCACTATTAGGCGGGAGCGGACGCATACGAACATCCTCGATACCGCTTACGAACGTTTTATTCGTGTTCACTTGCGACGGGACAGGTTGTTGTTGCGGTGGCATCGAATACGGATTAAACGGATATCCGAACGGTTGCGTCGCTGTCGGCATCGTGTTGAAACTGTAATTGGGATAATTAGCCATTTTCGTTTTCCTCCAGGATTAAAAATATATGTTCATCGTTGTCGAGTACGGTATATATCGAACTCGGCTCGACTTGTATCAATCCTAATTCTTCATAAATTTCCATAGCCGTACCGCCTTGTGATTTCTTTCAACTTGATTGTAAAGCCTGTTTTTGCGAAATTCAATCTACAGTTAATCTACATTTTCGAAAAAGTTGTATAAAAAAACGAGAAAAACCGTCAGAAATGACGGTTAATCTCGGTTACTATGATATAGAGGAGTTAGTTGCGCCTTTATGCTCGCCTACGGTTGCGACCCTTATCTCTCCTATGCAACATTACGGAGTGATTAGTTCCATATAGGACTAATCAAATATAAACGGGCACAAAGGCTTGTGGTGGAGCTGACGAGAATCGAACTCGTTTCTTACGCAGTGCGCTTTGGCTTTATGCGCAATCGAAACCATTCTCAACCCCATATTCCGCGCGACTTTTTACATCCACACGGAACTCAAATAGGGAGGAATAAAACGTTCCGTATCGCGCTTGTGGATATTGTGGGGTTGTAGACGACGTCGGATTTGCACCCAACAATTCAGGTTATTAGAGGAGAACGTTACCTGCGTGTTTCGTTACACTAATCGTCCACGTCGTTTGTGCCATTATAATATCACTTCATATATGGCTGTGTCAAGAGGGGTTATCAATATATTTTTGCAATTTCTTTTTATAACGCCACCTGTCTTGCTTTATCGTTTGCGCGTCAACAAAATATCGTTTCGCAATATCTTCGTCTTGTTCCGTTCCGCGTATGATATCCCACACGTATTCGATACGGTTATGGCGCACTTTGCTTTCAAGACAAATCGATATGAATTCGTCCTTGGTGCAAGAATAAATCGATATCTTCGGCGTTTGAGCCTCTTTTAGCGCGTTTCTGACATCGACATAGTCTTGAATCTTGTACAAAATAAAGCACAAAATCAATTCTACGACCACACCCGATAATATGCTGTTATATGCTTGTCGAATAAGAACGCGAACGCAAATATCATCAAGAATATAAAGGCATATAATCCGTACTTGTACGCTAAGAATTTTATGCGCAATCTTTTAGGTAATAAATTATTTTGCATCTTTCTTAGACTCTTTTTCCTTGATAATCGCGATAGTCTTTTCGATAGCAGCGATATCGTCGGGATTTTTAAGTGTCTTCTTGAAATCTTCAAGTTGTGCTACAGTTTTGGACATAAACAATGAACCCAAGAACCAACCCATTATTCAACAGCCTCCTTTTTAGTTTTTCTTAAACACACGTACATATAGTACAGCGCTATCATAATATAATAATCTATTGCGAAAACGACTGTAAATATGACATTGTTCGCAAATATAGCCAATTCTTTTCCTCTTATATACAATGACGCAATTTGGAATAAAACGTTCAAAGCCAATCCCAAGAATCCCGTCCACCACTTCTTGCTCAAAACTGCGGGCAATACGATAAACATAACGCATTCGAGCGCAAAACCGATTTTGGGGAAGAAAAATTTTATGAACCAAACGGGTATATTTACGCTTTCGATTACAAGTAGTTGTTTCCAACTCGGTTTCGGCGTAAGTCCCGATGACAAGATAATGAACGTGTTCGAAACTACTGATAATGCACCACCGACGATATAGGTTACATATATGCCGTCGGATGATAGCCAATTACAAACGTCTATAAAACGTTGGTTCGAGATTGCGACTTCAAAAACTTTGCTACCGCATAACTTGAATATCATACATATTGCCAGCAAGCACCAGCATATTATGATACAAGTCTTTATCGCTTTCTTATTCATAATTTTTCCCTTTTGCGTATAAAAATCCCCTAATGAAAAGCATTCAACTTTATCATTAGGGGTTTAGGTTTGGTCTATTATTTAGTTTGTTCTGCTTTCCAGGCTTGGAAGTTGCCTTTATATCCGTTTGCAATCGCAACTCTAAATGCTTGCTCTTCTTTCGCCTTTTCGACTTCTGCCGCCTTCTCAGCTTCTGCTTTTTGTTTCTCGGCAACATAATCGTCAAGAGAAACATCTACGGAGACGGAACCATCAAGCATACCTGCGCGCCATTCGGATTCATATTTAGTCCTTGCGGCTTCTGCTTGAGCTTTTTCTTGTTCCAACTTTTCTTCCTCAGCTTGTTTCGCAGCCTCTTCCTCAGCCTCGAAATCTTGCTCCGCTTTCAAAATCGCGTCATAAGCCTTATCGAAACCGACTTTTTCAGCAATCTTTCTGCCTTCATATTGTTTTACATTCTCGAAGCCAGCGCCTTTTACGCCGAAAATGTTCGCGATAAACAACACGATACAGATAATAACGCCGATGCAAATATTTGCCCACAACGGGAGCTCTACGTGACCGACGAGCAAACCGCAAGTGGTTGCGCCGCCTGTTGCTACAGAAGCAATAAGACCAGAAACCATACCAACGATGGTCTTCGGGTTTCTCTTCAAAAAGTTCAAGAATTTGTTTTCCTTGATTTTTTCCTTACACATATCTATAAACCTCAATATTTTATTTATTTTATCGTTACCTTCTTTATAGGTAAGCTTTTTTACTGCAGGTTTCAGTACAACTGTAATACCTTTCGCAAGTCCCTTTGCTGTGACTTTTACGGTTTGTGTTAGTACAACTACTAATAAAAACGATAAGGTTTTGGCGATAACGGTTGTTATTGTGTATGCTATTGCCTCTTCTATAAATTCTTCTATAATTTCGTATGTAAGAAGTAATCCGAACCCCTTACAAAACGTCTTTATCCAAGAACCAAATTTCCCCTTGTTTTCGTGAACCTTATTACAAGACGAGCGACACCATTTCGGGCACAGCGTCGGATGCGACTTCAACAACGTTTTGCTCATCTTGCGCCTCCGATGCCTCAACAACGGGCTCTTCAACCACATCGACAATACCCAATCTCGATTTCAAATCATCACGATAGGCAATTACTTGCGCAATATTTTCTTCGGTGTATTCCGCAACATTCGCTTGTGCTTGTTCGTAAGCAATCTTTGCTTCTTCAAGTTTTTCAACGGCTTTATCTTTGCCGTCAATCCACTCGTTACACTCATCGAGTTTATCTCGCATAAGTTTTTCGATGTTGATAAGTTCCATAATATATCTCCTAATGATATTTTCAAATAATTTTTAGTCCACTCAATACGCCGAGTGTTATTGCCCCAGCCAGTATTAGACCGAATATAATCCACACTGTGACCTTAATTCTCGGTCGTGTGCGTTCGTCCGCTTTCTCGTAGCGACAAATGATACCGTCAATCCCGTCTATCAACATTCTAACAAATCCGCACGGTACTTTGATTACAAGTACGCCGATAAGATAGAACGGTGTCAAGAGCGGAACGACTATCATCTGCAACCACTTGGGCAAGTGAGAAACGATGTTGAACGTGTCAAAAAGCGTCTTGTTGCTGTCGAACTCGGACTTTTGCAACTCGGTTTCGCTGTCTTTCAAGTCCTTTTTCGTCTTGGTGATTTTCGCTTGTTGCTCACCAATGAGTTCGTCTTGCTTGCCTTTCGCGAGGGCTTGAACGGTTGCTTCATCTTCCACCGCTTTCGCCGTCGCCATTGCGTTCACGACATCTTTCGCTTGCTCTTCGTAGGATTGGTCTGTATTGAGTTTGAATTTGACATCTTTCAGCGAAACATCGGCAATCGGCTTGTCCGTGGTATCAGCCACTTGCATAGCCTTTTCTTGCGCATTTTCGCTTTCGATTTTGTCAAAGTCAACCATATCAACCATCATTCTACCTACTCATCTCGCACTATAAACCTTTTATCCGCGAATGTCAATACTTTATGACAATTTTGTTGGAAAAATTTTTACAGCAACTTGATTGTAGCCTCTTTGCTCGCAATCGCCGCCTCGTAATCGTTGATTTGTTTGCGCCAACTCTTGCGTTGCTCTTTAATCGGCGCATAGTCAACTTCAAGCATTTCGCCCTCCGCAAACTTAATCGCTTGGTAGTCGGTTTTGTTGAGGTTGCGTTTCAAGTCCGAGATTGTGCGCACCAACTCATTGATTTCGTCACGAATTGCAGCGATATTCAAATTCCTGTTGCGTTGCGAAGTCGCCTCGTCCGCTTTCGCTTGGAAATATGCGCTGTCCTCTTCCGTCATAATGTGCGCATTGTCTGGGAGAATGTACTTTTGTTTGCTACCATCTTCTTTATCTACTACATATATCATAGATTATACCTCGTTAGCCAATCTGTGTTCTTATGTATTCTGCCATAAGAATAGCATTCGCTGCTTGAACTGTTATAGGGTCATACAAGACTGTGATTGTGACCTGATTGGTATCTGAATTTTGTACGGTACTATAAGCATTATGACAAAAACAAATAGTTGGGTCGTTTGACATATCGCTCGAAACCAAAGAATAACCTGTATATGATGCCAACGGAGCACCATTTTTTTCATAGGCAATGAAATCACTTGAAGAAAAGTTTTTCCATTTACTCAAAAAACTATCAATATCGAAACTATCTTTTATTACATAAGTTCCGCAAGTCATTGCGCCCCTAATTGTCCCACTACGGACTTCTTGCCCAGTTATTTTACCGTTGAACTCGGCAACGAGATAACCAATTGCTTTGGCATAGCTTCTTCCTGAATATATTAAATTCCAAGCACCAGCTCGCCCGTTCTGTGGCGTGGTTTTTTGAGAAGATAGCGCACTGTCTTGTAAATTGTTTAGATTTGTATACGAACCGACATCGGTAGTCGTCCCGCAAATAACAGTGAACAAATCGTTTAGCACGCGACAAACTATTGATGTAGCGTAACATTGTGTTGCGGGTATTCCAACGACTGTATCCTCTTTTAGAAATGCGCTTTCGTTTATGCCAAAACAAAACTGCGGGACATTATTGTCGAACGCTACTTGCGCAAGACCAATTACTAATTTTGCGCCATAACTCGTATGTGAGCCAAGTGCTGCGTATGAAGTATATGCGCCAGTACAATCAAATACATATTCGACCCCTGAATCGTTCCACGGAATATCGCTCCAATATTTGTCGCTGGTAGGTGCAACTTGTGTAAACGCCACATAAATGCCGTTAATAACGAAACGTTTATGGTCGCTGTCATAAGACACTTCTTTATCCCACACTCCATAAACAGTGTCGTACTTTAACAAATAAGCCAATTGGTCAGGGTCGCTAACATCATTTACTGCTGCAACTGTTATCGTGTAGCCGCCAATAGAAGAAAAATCGTTAAATTTACTATCAAAAAGCATTCTCAACAATCGTCTGCCGAGAACACCAAGACCGTTTATACCAACTTTCAATTCTGCCAAAACTATTCCTCCTTAATATATATCATTGAAAAAACTCGTTGTCTGTGTACCACCACTAATCGTGCCCAAGTCAATAAGACCGCTGCTGTCAGCCGTATATGTCGTTCCATTCACCTTGACTTGCAAATTCACCCATTTCGGGGCTAACGAACCGCCTTGCGACATCGCAAATTGACTTGATGAACCGCTGTTACCGCTGAATTGTAAAGACTTTGAAACGTTTATTCCACTACTGAATGTTTTGAAACCAGAAAAAGTTTGCGCCTCACCATCCGACATTGTTTGTTGCTTTACCCAAGGACTCCAACTGGCTGGAGGAACTACTGAATAACGGACATAAGTAGTGAACTCAACAGTGCTATAAGGTCCGATTTTATACAATGTCTGTTTAGCATAATTATTTTTACTCTTTTCAATTTCAAGTATAAACGGCATAGTATCCGTAATATCACTCGGTCTATGTGTACAAGTATTACCGCTTGCTGCACGATACCAGCCAACTTCCATAATTGAGTTCAAATTTTCGTTTGTGAGTTCAGTGTACCCGTGTTTCGAGTTGTCCGTCTCACTGGGAATTGTTGGCTTATCAGCCAGGTCGTTATAAGAACCCGAAGTCGCAACAGCTGCGAGGTCTGATTTTTCTGCATAATCGACATTTTCTGCTGATGTTACACGACCTTGTGAATTCACATGAACGTTATTATATTTACCTTCAGTTACTCCTGTATTAGCTAAATTAACTGTAAGACCAGTCCCCTTACCGCTACTTCGTTGTGTGAGTGAAAACGAGCCAGGTGGAAAATAAATCATCTTATATTCAGACCCGTCGTAATCAAATTCTCTTCGTACTGAATTGTTTTCAGTTCCAGATACATTTAATACATTTGCAACTTTACTTGCGGTCGGAGTTCCCAAATCCACCAATCCAGTATCGTCTGGCGATTTCGTTTCGTCTCCTATCTTAACCTGTGTTACAGTGCCCTTATTTGTTGTGTATCCACTATCGTTCGTGAGTTCGGACACTTTGGTCGGCACGTCCGAGTACAGAGCCAAGTCATTGCTGTTGTACTTAGGTCTTGTTTCTTTACCACGCAAACGAGCATTATACGAGGAACTACCCATCGTCAGGTCGGTAGCGTTCATAAAGCCGAATATTGTGCTTGTGCCGCTGTCGGTTATTTGACCGTTCTCACCGTTGTTAAGAGCAATTTTAGACGCATTTGCGCCGTCACCACCCGTTACTTTAAGTGGGCTCGTGAGAGTACCGCCCGCAAGTCCGTCAATAGATGTTACCGCACTCGGGACGTCCGATGCCAATGCTAAATCTTTATACGTAGTGCCATCGGTTGTGTATTGAGGGCGTGCCAAACTACCACGCAACGTAATTGGGAACGTGGTCTGTCCGAAAAACACTCGCTCGGCATTGAAATGATACATCGCATTGCCTTTCGAGTTTTCAAGCGTGTCCATTTTGGGAGTACCTGTAAATGTCCAAACACCCGAAATCGTTTCCGCATCTGCTTTCTTGGCATAAACCGAAAGGTCGGGTGGATTGGATAACACATTATATGGTATCCTTACCTCCTCTTTTTCGGTGGCACTTGTTTTTTTATATATCTTATATGTTGCCATTGCGTTTCCGACCTCGTACGATTATGATTGCAACTCCATAAACAAGCCACCAATCATAAGACTATCACTGGGCTTTGTTTGACCTTTTGTTCCCCATTCAATGGATTGTCCACCAGCAGTTACACGACCTTTTGCATTTACATTTACGGCGCTGTATTGACCTGCAACAACACCCGTCGGACGAAGATGGATATTTGTTCCAGTATATTCCGAACCGTCATAAACGTTGTCCGATACGGCATTGCCATAGAAGTCATCTTTATCGAAAGACAAAACCTTCTTTTCCGAGCCGTCATAAGCATTGTGAGTTATCTCACTGCTGTTTGTCTCGTCAGGTGTCGTAATCAAGAACTTGTTCGCGACCTTATCCGATGACGCAGCGTGTTTTGCCTCTTTTACGGTCGTTGTGTTGCCGTCAAAGATATCGCTTATATTTCGGTCGCCGATTTTTTCGGTAACTTTTTTAGCCGTATCCGCAGATGTTGCGTGGTCTGCCTCAGCTGCCTTGCCTACTGCTGTCGTGCCATCTTTGATGTTTGAAATCTCGGTCGCATTCGCATTCGCTTTCGAAAGCGCATTATCTGCAGTCTCTTTTACTTCGTTGATTGCACCGACAATCGTCTTAGCGTCGGTTTCAAGCTTCTCATCTTCTTTCTTTTGATAATCGTCCAAATCCGTTGCCAAATCGTCTTTGGTTACGTAATTCGTCAAATCGACCTTTTCCGTTTCCAACTTCGAGAAAGTGAAGTAGCCAACGGTAAGACCATAAGTAGTATCGAGCGCATCAACAATTGCTTGGTCAGTTGTATAAGTATAAAGTGTGCTAACAGCATTAACACGAGATACCCACAAATCTGGCACACCGAGTGTCTTGATATACACATTATCACCGACACCCATTGCAGTTGAACCCAAAGCATCAGTTGCGGTTACAAACGCCTGATAGTTATCATACGTGAATGTTCTCGCTTTTCCTGCAATAGCCTCTTGCAACTCTTGCTTGGTCGCATAGCCTTTATCTTCTGCCTCAAGAACACGACCTTTGTTATCGACCTTAATGCCCTGATAAGTGCCAGGTGTAACACCAGTCTTTTTCAATGAATAAGACACCGATTGCGTAGAAGAGGACGTATTGCCCTCCATAACAAAGTCATCGCCGTCCATCGACAATTGCGTATCTTTTGAACCGTCATACGGAACAGAAGTTATACCGCCGCCGTCAAGTGTGCCAGATAAGCGCAAGTCGTGAGTAACCTTGCCTGCCTCTTTAACGACTTTATCTTTATCGGCGGTATTGTCAACGTTACCGAGACCAACTGCAGCCTTGGACAATTTCGCAATCTTATCTTCGACAATTGACTCGCCGTTTACGTCTTGTACATCATCTACTTTGCCTGCACTTGCGACGCCTTCAGCCAATTCTTGAAGAGCGCCTTCAACATTTGTGGAAGTAAACTTGTCGCCAGCATCAGCAAGCGTTACTTGCTCAGCCGAAGTTTCGGGAAGGACTTGTATTAGAGTACCGTCAGCGTCCACAACGCGATGTATTCTTCGTTTTTCAGTTGCCATATTTTATTCTCCTATTAGTTTTCAATATATACATAATCGTCTTTGTCAAGTTTGCTAAAATCGACTTCGCTTACATCCTTGACCGCAACGATTTTTGTTGTCATATCCTTGACCTCTTGTAAGGTCATTCTAAAGCCGACACCGTTATCACTGACAAACACTTCAGCCGATTGTCTAAACGTCTTTGTCGGCGGCACAGCGAGGCTACGGAACGATTTCAGATTTATCGGCACCAGCCCCAAATCCTCTGCGGTTTTATTCCCTTGCAGTGTCACGTCATTGATTGACGGCTTGTTGATAAGATTGTTGTAATCTTTATTATCCGCAGCCGATTTTTCGACCACTCTCAATAGATATTCGAATTGCGAGACCGAAATCGAATCCGACGGAATCACGACTTCTTTTTCGATTGTGAACACGACTTTGCCGAGAGTTAGTTCTTTTACGCCTTTCTCGTATATAGCCTTTATCGACAACGAAACTGGTCCCGAATCCTCGAATATGTTGTATTCATAGATATCGTTCCCGTCCTCGTCCTTGTCGATAATCTTTCCGCTCGGCATTCGGATTTTGAACATCTTGTACTGAACGCCGTACTTGAACTTCTGCAAATCGCGCTTTGAGTTCATCGGAATGGTCTCGATAACGATTTCGTCGCCAGGGTGGTCGATTGTCGAATACACTTCGGTTTCGTCACCGTTCGGGCGCTCGAACCAGTATTGTAGATAACTCAACCCGTCGGGCAATTCCGTTGTAGGCGAATTCTCGATGTAAACATACATCGTATTCACGTCATAGTTATATTGTCTTAAAGCCTCGTCGTTTATGACTTCGAGCAAGACGCCTTTTGGGTCAAAATACAAATACATCTCGTTACCTTATCAATGTTATGTACCAAAAATACACCATTTCTGAACTGAACTCAGTCTCTTTCATCGATATACGCTTTTGGATAGTATCGACGCGCCAAAGTTGATTGTTATATTTGACGATTGAGTTCTCAGTCATTCCCGTCAAGTCGTCTCTGCTTTCGAGTTGGACATCGTGCCTATCGACGAGGAACGTTCCCATTATGGTGTTTTGTCCGTCGTTTTGAGCATCGATTTCTTTCGCATAGAAATATCCAGACGGCTTTTTGTTGTAAACATATTCTTCGGAGTTGCCGACACCGTCCTCGTTCCGAATCCAGAACGGGCAAAGGTTGTACATACTTCTTCGAGAATGATACAAATCTATTCTTGACATCTCAACAACTCCACAATCCCGTTCCAGCCCAATCGCTCATACGGATTTTCTTGCTCCACAAACCGCACAGTTGCAATTCGCGCTTTGCATTCGGAGCCAAAGCTAACTTTTTCAATGTTTCAATATCGACTATGATGCCCTTTTCGGGGTCCATACCGCTATCGACCGAAATGTCGCCGTTCTTGAATATATATATGGCTTGTTCGAGCAATGCTCTTTTATAGTGTTCTTTTTGGTAATCAGAAAAATTAGGGTACTCGACACTAACCTTTCGGAAACATTCTGCGTCTATCATCGATTCCATTCTGTCCTCGATACGTTTCAAGAACGCCATTTGCTTATTACTCGGATTAGTATCGTCTTTCAATATCGACAAATCGATACCGAAATAGTCCCTAAAATCGTCTGGTGTTATATACTTTGTTTGAAGTTGTCCCATGTTCTTACCTCAACTTAGAGTGTACCACAATCGTAGGCGAATTGCAAGCGTTATTTTTATGTTTTAAGTCGTCGTTTCGATTTGTGTTCTAACCGAAGAAGATATAGAAACTTCGTTTACTTCGAAATGGAAATCAACATAACCATCTTGCAAGTTTACTGCTATGTTTACGGGGATTGCGAAAGATTTTGTACTTTTCGCCCCCATTTCTTCATCGAAATCTTTTTTAGCTGCGCCATTTTTATCAAAGATATTACCTTTGACCGATACCGCAATAGGATTCGGGTTAAAAACGGTTAAGTCCACGTATTGCCTTGAAGCGCCTATTTCGGAACTTGCACTATAATCGGTCGGTGTTGCAATCGAAAGTTTCAATTGTACAGCTTTTTGTTCGGGCGCTACCGTCAATTCGTATGAGTTTTTCTTTATAACTTGGTTGCCTATAACCCACGATTCGAAGATTTCACTTTCACATTGCAAAGGCACTTGCTCTCCCACATAACGACTTATACTATTGGTCTCGAATACGTTATCGACTAAACTATCGACATTGAACTTAACCATATTCGGACTCGTTGCTATCGGGTCAAAAGTCTGATATGTCGGTGGTTCATATTCTCCATTCTCGTCAACGCAATTGTGTACGATACCGACTTGTCTGCCTACGCTATCATAAACGCGTTCGTCTCTGTTTGTCGTCTTCGTGATATAGATGTCGATATAACCGCGGTCGAAATCTTCTTTGGTTACATTGACACCAAACACGAAATGATAGCCAGAACGGTCAGGCGTGCTCTTGTAATAAGACGCGCTATTGGTATAATCTCGTTGATATGCCGAGTCGAAATCGAAATACCAGTATCTTATCGATTGCGTTCCAGACGGAACTTGGTCTAATGCAACACGTAACTTCTTCTCGGGGACGCCTTTGTCCCTGTCGTTCACTATAGAGAATACTTCGGAAGGCTTTATCGTCGCGAACTTTTTGCCATCGTCATTATAGTTATAAGGCAAAATCTTTGACGCGATAGTTTTGTTTATAGCTTCTTCGCTAAATTCCAAAAACATATTACGCTCTACAAGCATATTTTTCTCATAGTTTATATATGATTGTCCATCGGCACCGCTTGTAGATAATCCAGTTGGACCAGATGACATACTTGGTGAGACCTCATACTTATAATCAAAAACTTCATCATAGAGACCACGCGCTATTGGATGGAACTCAATCTTATTTAATTGCGTGATACTTTGACCACTATTCTTTGTCCATCGAGTTATTTCTCCGTCGCCCTTTAATATCAAATGCTTTTTATCAATTCCCGCTTCTGATACATACTCCCAATAAATACTTTGTGCGTTAAAGTTACATTGCATCCACGCGCTTTCATACCCAGTAGTTTTTACTGAAATATCTAATGTAAATTTTTGAGCGTTTTCCGCTCCTCCCTTATTTGATAATAAATTTTTAATATATCTATAACTTGTATCGGTTTGAATTTGAATTGTTTTGCCTGTGCCTTGACTCGTTTCTATAAGAGAATATGAGAAAAAAACAGGCTCCCCCATTGATGTTCCGCTATAATTTTGACTATAACCATTTATTCGCGGTTTTGTATCCATAGATACATCGATTTTTGCATTTCTATTCGTCAAAACTAAATCGCTTAATTTTAAGAGATATTGACCGATAACAATATTTTTATCAGATGCAATTGGCTCAACCTGAAATGTCATATCTATGCGTTCTTTATTATCTTTGTGTATGTTTTTTTCAGAAGACGACATACTGAGCAATCGTTGTTCTCCTGGCAGTGATAATGTTTTTACAGGAAGATTTTTGCAATACGAATAGAATTGGTCCAGTGTCGCTCTACCCGAATCATTATCTAACACCAAATTAGGTATAGAGACATCTGTATGGCTTAATTGATAATCCATATCTTTTATTGCCCCAGTTTCGCGGTCATCTACAATATCATACCATTGTTGTTCCGAACCGACATAATATTGGTCATCTTCAGAAGGATGCAAAGCCAAAATTTTCCAATCAGAACTCCAAGTATCAATAAAATTACCTCCTGAAATATTATCAGGCATTGCAACATTAAAACACAAACTGTTGCCGCTCGTAAATGTCTGCTCATCTACAAAAAACGGGTTCTTATCTGCGTGCGTTTTTATTATCGCATTATTTATGTCGCATATTCTGCTCGAAGGCAAAAATGCGCTAAACAATGTTTCTACGCCTATTTCTGTTATCTTATCTGCCTCTTCTTCTTCAAACCAATCGACAAAATATGGCATTATGCTTATTTCGTCTATTATTTGATAAAGAATTATAAGATACTTACCGTTTCTATCTTCTTGACCGCCTTCGCCCGTTATTGTAATAGGTAAAAAATAATGTTTACCTATTGTAAGAGAATAAGCATCAAGTATGCCACCTGCTAAAAAAATCTTTCCTTTGAAAGCATCCCATACTGATGACTGAGAAGATATTGTTTGCGAACATTTTATGGTTTCAAAGTTATATTTGTGCCCCTTTATCTCAAAAAATGTTTTTTCGTCTTTATGTTTTTTGTTTTTAGACAAAAGTATAAGCGTTTTTTTATTTTCAGCCCGATTCACAGATTCGCCATAAGACATAAGCTGATATGTCCTATATTTTGCATAAACACTTGTATAAAAATTCTTCAAGACATAATCTTGTATCCCCGCATATGACACGGAAATATAATTATCGAATATCGAATATTCTCTGCGATAAATGATTACGTCATCATCTGCACCAATAGTACCCGTATTCCCAAGCCTTAATATATTCGCAACAGAATAATTATTGCCATCGAGACGACCTTTTAACAAATGTGTCTTATTTGCGAATCTGTTTAATTTCTCTTTTTGAGATAACCCATCTTTTTCGAGTAGTGTGAGAGAAGAAGAAGAATTATCATTAGAAATAATATTATCTCTGCCCTCATCTCTTGAGTGTACTATTGCCCCATCATAAAATCCCTCATATTCTATTTCAAAAAACACCGTTTTTAGACGTTGGGTATTAGATATCCCTTCAAAGGGATATAATTTTTCAAAATTTGATACCCAATTATTTGGTATAAAAGTATTTACAAGAACATAATTTTTTGCCGATATATTTTGTTCTTTATAAGTTGCTCCATTATACAAATAAATCATTCCGTGGGTAAAATCGTCTGTTGTAGTTCCCGTATGTCGATAATAATTATTCTCAATGGGCGTAAAATCGCTTTCAGAGAGGTCTTGTTCTTTTATATTAAGCTCATTTTCTTTTTCCCTTAGAAAATCTTGCATTTGAGCGAATTCTGTTATTTCGTCTATCGCATAATTCGCGCATACTTTTTTTAAGATATTTTCAATATAAGTAGCTGTTACGTTATAGACCGAAAGACCATCACCACCCTCTACTATTTGGTCAACACGAGAACCCCACCCTTCTATTGTGTTTCCACCTATAGAATATGATACTGTACTAATCTTAAATTTTGCCAAATCTTCAATAGAGGTAGGTATTTCTTTTAATTTTTTCCAATCCTGACTAAGCAAATTCCACTCGGTTTTTTCCTTTACCAATGGTAAAATATCATATTTTGACAATGTATAAACAGGTGTAACTTCTGCGTTTTCTAAACGTATAACTTCGCAAGAGAGATAAAAACACATATTGAATTTTTTTACTTTATACAATTTATGTGTTGTTTCCAAACGCATATTTTCAAGTATCATCAAAGCACTATCTTTGCTTCTAAACCCAAAATATTCTATAAAATTACACGTGCCATCTTGAGAAAGGGCATCAGAATATTGTCTTCTTGTACCATCACAAAAATCAGAGCTACCCATTTGCCCGACGATACGCGAAATCATACCTTCTTTTTGCAAGGTAGCAAGGTCGTATGTTTTTGTCCCCCAAGGGGTTTCTGTTCTTTCCGAAATCGCCTTTGCATATATCACGTTATCTTTGACATACGGTATCATATCCAAAGTAATCATAAGTGAAGATAAAACATCTCTCAAATTCGGATTCGATAACGAGAAATCTTGAGAATAAAAATCACTAAAAATGGATTTGAGTTCTGGTGCAACTGTGTATTTTTGCACATATTCCCAAGAGTTAATATCTACGTTTTTATCATCATCGTGGATGATTTTGTATTTTTTATACTTTGGAGAATACAAGTTTACGAAACGCACCAAATACGTATATATGTCAATCTTCTTCGAAACCACCAACGGTTGCGTAACTGAAATATTCGGGAGCTGAACGACTTCAAGCCCCTTAGTTTCGCTAAAAAGTTCAAGCGAATATGAATATATGTCTTCACTAAGATTAATAATATCTTCCGTGAATTTATCAACAAGCAAATGACGATAAAACGGGATTCTTACACCCGTTTCTTTGTCAATTTCATCTCCGTCGTGAAGCGTACCGCCGCGTCTCCAAAGTCCGATATGCGAGCCAAACCATTTTGTCTCATCTTCGCCTTCGGGCGCGCTTTCGTAAATATACACATCATCATATGGTTTTAAGCCTACGATTTGCCCCTTGATATGAGACAATCTAACTACGCCGCTATCAAGCGTTTCGTTATATTCTTCGGTAAAAGTCACACCTTGCGCGACTTCGTGTATATATTCTTTATCGTGTATTCTAACAGTTAAGTTCATAGTTTAATACTCCGTTCCCCTTCCGCCATTTACAAGACTGGCTCGCGATGCCATAAATTCGGTTTGTGCATTTATAGCATTCAATTGCATATTATGTTGTTCGATTTTTTGGTCGCGTTCTGCCCTCGTCATTATACCAGTCTTTACACCGCTTGATATTGCGCCTATTACCGCTCCCACAGCCATTACTCCAATGTTGCCAGTAACAGCACCAGCCGCTGCACCAGCCGCAGCGCCCGAACCAATTGAAGACAACATCGATTTCGCCGTTCCAATTTGCGTCTGAATAGCATTCATTTTGTTTTGTCCCAAGTAGTCTTCAGTAAGCGTAAAATATCGATTATGCTCCATCATTGCTATTGAATATGCCGTAGATAAAGCATCTCCTAATACTTTTGCGCCTATACCAACCGCTGCCGTTGCGCCACTGCTACCTCCAAGAAAATCAATCGCGGCATTCTTTACGTCTTCTTGAGCTGTTTGTATCGGGTGCAAAACCTTATTTAATCCTTCTCGCATTAAATCGGCAGGCGTTTTTTCTTTTTTCTTTGGTGCTCCGCCACCACCGTCACCAGTACCACCTTCGCCCAATATGGTTATTACGATATCGCCTCTTTCCATACATTACTCCACAAAAGCCAAAGAAATCGTCGGAATTTGCCCGATTTCTTGTGAACTCGTCGCATTAGTTAGTTTATATTCTTTTATACGAGCGTGCTTACCGTCTCTAAAAATGGTCCCGAGTTTGAACGTCTTGTTGACCTTACCGTCTGTATCGCTATTATAACTTACAGAAGGTTTTTCCTTAAGCTGTTCTCTCATAACCCATTTTTTGCCTTGATAACGCCAAAGAGTACAATCTTCTTCTCCTATGACGGAAAGATTATCCCACATTGACTCTGGATAAACTCTTTTTCCCTCTACATCCGTTTTTTCTTCAAGTTTTTCTTTTATATAAGAATCCGTAAGAGGGAGATATTCTTTAGTATCTTCGTCTTTTGGCTGTTCCATCACATATTTGCTCGTGTAATCTCCGAGAACACAAACCCAATCATCGTCTGCTGGCGATACCATACCGAGAATGTCCAAAATATCGTTTATGAGCCTGTTATCGCTCAGCACCAAAGTCGTAAAGCCCACGGTTACAGCCCCGAACCCGATTTCACTTCGGGTGAAGTCGTGTGAGTTATAGAACGCTTGCGTGTCGGGATTGCCCACGAACGCGAACGATGCCGAGATTTGCGGGACTTCGTCTGCATACGTTACGTCTTTATATACGTTTTTACCGTCTTCTGTGCCAACAAATTGCCTTTCGGTGTAATAGTAATATACTGTATAATCGTTCGAGTTCTTGCCGATAACGAACGCTGCCGACATCGTAACGACACTGCGGAAACCTTCGTAAACGGGATTGAAGTTGGACGAAATCGTCGGAGATTCGTAAACTTGATTTATCGTTTCGCCATTGGCACGATGAAGATTGTATTTTTGAGCGTATTCATAAAGCAATGAATATGTCGCGTCCAAACGATTCTGCTCAGTCAAAGCCGTAATCGTTGCGGGCAAGACCGTTTGACCAAACACAACATCTGCCGCACCGAATTTGACAACGATATACAATGCGTTCGGGTCTTTGTCTTTTAACTTCATAAATTGTTGTTCTTTTGACAATACGATTTTATAGCCCTTGTATTTTTCGTGGTTTTCGGGGGCGTACATATATTCGTATAGCTGACCTTCTATTAAAGTCAGCACCTCATCAAAATCAAGTTCAATTACTTCGTTTTCCGCCATTTTAACCCTTCCTTGACATATCCATATTCATTCTCGTTATCCCGTTAGTTGCCGCCCAAGCCATTATAGCCCTATTCAAGCAATGCGCGAGATAATCTTTGTGCATTCCGCTAAAACCGCCCGTCAAATTCACTTCAACAGCATAGCTATCGGTGCTGGTATTTTTTATGATACCGTATTTGCGATAGAACCCGATATCGTATATCTGAGGCGGTATTTTTACCTGATAATTACCCTCACCGTCTGTCGAAACGTCTATACTTCGTAACAATTGACCCGACAAGTGAATAGATTTGAATTCAAGCCGAAACTGTTCTGCCAAAATATTCGCCAGACTTTCTTTTAGCTTTTCTATATCGGTCGTTTTCGAGTCCGTTTCGGGTGCGGACAATAATCCTATATTTGCCATATTTTTATTATATAACACAAACTATGATTTTTCAAGTCTTTTATATAAAAATGCGAACGCAGTTTTTTAGACCACGTCCGCAGGCAAAGGGAAAACGCAAAGCACATAACTGTACGTCTGCTCTTTATATCTTAATATATCTGCAAAAAAAAATCAAGCATAAAACGAAAAAAGCCTCACGGAAATGTGAGGTTTTTTTGTTATTGAGGCGAAAACGTAATCGTCATACCTCTGTTCGGTTCAATTTTGGATTCGCTCGGATTCGATTTCAGAATCGAAAGGATTTCGTCCAACTTCGCATTAACCTCCGAAAGCAATCCCGCATCATCGTCCGCTACGGGCATTGTTACTTCCTCAGCCGTCTCTACGGGCGCGCTGGCGTTGTTCTCGATAACTTGTTCGGGTTCGGGTTCAGGCTCGTAATAAGCCGTTACAAGCCCGTCTATGTCATCTTGCGACATTCCTCTGCACATACCTTGAACAATTCCTGCCGCTCTCTCATCGCCGTGACGCGACGCCTCCAGTATCTCATTGAATTTTCCGTTATTGATATAAGCCATATCACGCATCTTCCTTTTTCTTATTTTTAGGCAAAACCCCGAACAGCCTCAATACGCTTTCGGGTATGCCTTTTCTTATTTTGTCGATTTTTTGTTTGTGAGTCGTAACAAGTTCGATATTGTTACCGCTACCGCACGTGTTTGAGTTTTCGTCCATTTTATTTGTCCTCTTTTATTACTCAAATAACATTATACGAGACCGATACGCGATTGTCAAGAATTAAATGCGGTGATATATCTTAATCGTTTTATCGTCGCTTATCTCGTCTTTGATAACACTCAAAACCGTATCCCAATCGCCAGACGCAATTTCGCACCCGTAATGGAACGGAAACGCAACTCTCATCATACCGTGAACGTTCATAAAATCGTTCACGTTTCGCATACAATCCCTCAATGCATTGCAATCGGTTACGAATCTCTCATTTTGGCTGAAACAATTCGCGATAACATACGTAGGCGTTGGCGCATAACACACTTCGCCCAAACGTTTCGGTTTGAATTTGACATACTCTGCATTGACTTCGGGATATTCGTCTGCAATCTGAGCCGCGATTCCAGCGCCCATAACACCTTGCAGATTCACTTGGTGACACAACATATCGCAATCGTTTCTGAGTGCGTCGCCGTAAACGTCTATTACCATTCGTAATCCTCCCAGCGATTATTGCGCCAAATGGGGTCGCTCAACGCATAAGAATACTCGTTAGCAGGGTCCCACAATTTCTCGTAGAACTCAGTGCCTTCCTTGTCATATTGTTTTGCCCATTCTTTTTGCTCGTCCGTACATTTAGTGAACGGCGTTTCGTCTTCTATTTTAATCATAGAACCTCCTTTGGTTTCCCTATTGTCTTCAAATGCTTTGGCTTTTGTCCATACGGCACATCGTTGCTATAAATCAACATACCGCCTATGTCTTTATTCCTCGCCAACGCATTTATCGTTTTTACAATGCCGTAATCAGAACGATATACGACCTCGCGAGGCACATATCGCGCTTGTCCGTTGCCCTTCTTCAAATTGCCTTGAAAACGCAAATCGTTTCTTCTTTCAGCCTCTTGCGCGGGCAAATCGTTATACACAACATCGATTGTATATCCGTATTCTTTTAGTCTGTTCACGACTTTTTCTATGCTACTCGGAGAACCACCGACTTTGCCGATAAGAACATTCGCACCGTCCTCCAATGCCTGTCTTTGCATATTATCCGCAAGAATACCCGCCTCTTTCTGCGTCTTCCCAGACATTGTCGGGTCGGCTTGGAATTCGGGTATGTATCTCGTCTTGAAAATGTCCGAATCGATTTCGTACGCGCCGTTGCTCTCTAATATCGGATTTGAAAGCGAACTCTTTCCGCTCCCAGGCAATCCCAACATCAAAACCGCGTGGCGTCCGTGTTGTATCTTTCGTGACGACTGCTGTTTCGCGATTTCGTCGTCAACCCACTTTTTTCGAAGTGACTCACGCTCTTCGCTGTTGTCATAAATCGTAGGTTTTCTGCCGTCGTTCGCTCTGGCTATAAAATCTTCACCATAGACTTCTTTGTCTTTTTCAAGTAGTCTATTGAAGAAATCTTTTCTCTCGTTATCCGACATTCCAACAAGACGCGTTATTTTTCGTCCTCCTCGTTGCCTATATTCTTCTTCTAAAAGGTCTTCGAGTTTGAATATTTTATGAGGCTCCCCGAAAAGCCTATTTGCTTGCTCTTCGGGGTTATCATAATACGTATTCGGTTCGCCGTCGCTTATATATCGTCCAGTCTCGGGATTATAATCTTCCATCCCGTGACCGCCGTTTCCCATTTTCTGTGCCATGTCTTTTTCGCTCCGTATTATACCAAATAGGTTATTCCGCGTCAATAGGGTTTCTGAAATATTTTTGGACAATACCCAAAATCCTATCTTTCAAAGACATTATATGGTTGAACGTCTTATTTGTCAACTGCTGTGTACCTTCAAGAAACCCCGTAACGTTATCCGAGATTTCCAAATCGGGGTCAGTATCAGCAATTACGCCGAGAGCCTCTTTTGCCTCATATTCGCTTATGCCAAGCATTCGTGCAATTTCTTCCATATAATATTACCAGTCCTTTGTTGTTTTAACGTGTTTATAGTTGAGTATGAGCGAATAATTCGCGCCCGTATTATACACACAATCGTATCCGAGCATGAGCGCAGGAAATAATTCGTCATTCATTGCTGTGTTGTGAAATTGTCTTACAACATTATCGCAATAAGTGTCGTCTTTTCCCCGTTTTTGCAAAGATTCTCTCAGATTCTTTTCCATTTCGGGAAGTCGTACCTGAAATTCTCGCGAAACGACGTGATAATCCGTATCAGTTATTGTATGTCCGTTTTTGTTATCGATTAAGTATCGCATAACCACACCGCTTGACCCCGCATAAGAGCGGGCTGTATGTGTGTCATAAGCAGAGTAAATACAACTTCCGTACATTCCGTTTGGCAAGACCAATTTGTTATCAGTCTTACCCAATGAATCCGCAAGTCTATCGTCTGCATTGTGCACACCTCTTGTAACACATGCAACGTCCATATACGGGAAATTCTTATAACTGCTCGTATTCATTCTCTGCGCCATTCTCCATTCTCTATTGAACTGCGCATTATCGAGTTCCGTAACGGGATTGAACTTTTTCTTCGCGACCAAATTCGTCAATATTGCGTTGATATGTGAATGCGACGTTCTCGTGGTCCCGAAATAACTTCCGTTTCTATCCGCAGTATGGAACCCCGCCTTCTCAATTTCGTCCAACATATCGTCTTCATAAAACTTGTCGATATTATCCACGACATATTGAGTATCTCTGAGTTCGTTACTCTTCCACCAACGCTCTTTCTGGACTTGCTCCCAAATCGAATTCGCTTTCGGAGCGTTATCGTCACTATCGGTCAACCACGACCATTTTTGAGATGGTTTTTTATTCGTATCCGAGGCGTCAGTCAACCACGAATATTTCTTCTTACTTTTTCCCGTAGTTGAAGAAGGCGCAGTCGTTTTACCGTCTGCGCCCTCACTCGGTGAACTCGAAAATCTTCCTTGCGCGTCGTGGTTCGGATTTCCTTTCGTGTTACTCGATTTCATCTTAAGCCTCCTCGATTGCCTTCTTGACCTCGTCAAAGCTATCGATATCGCCGTCGGCAAACGCTTTAACCATTCCGTCAACATTCAACGTCTTTCCCTTGTTCTTCGCCATATCGGCTATGCTTTGAATTTCGTCATAGTTGTCCTGAATGAACTTCTTCGGGTCGCTTTGAGCCAATGAACGGTCGGGAGACGATGTCGGTTGAGCCTGAGCCTGAGCCTGAGGTTGAGATTGTGCTGCTTTCTTCTTTGAGAATGTGTTAGGCATATTCTTCGCTTGAGGTGCGTATTGTTTCGCATACGCTGAAATGTTCGCACTCGTGATTTTAATCGTATTCGTCGGCGTCTTTCCGCCTTTGCCCTTAGCCGTTTCGCCAAGACCAAAAGCACCAAAACTTCCGCCGTTGTCGTCTTTATGGAATTCCATAAACGATTTAATGAATTCGTCTGCACTCGTTACCGTGTCGGGCATAATATACTTCTTGCCCGAACTCGCAATGAACGTGCCTTTTCCCGTCTTTTTCGAGAACGAAATTTCCCAGCCCTTCATAAACGGAGGCACCGTTTTGCCCCTCGACGGTCCATATTCTAATTCCTTTTTGTTGGCTGAATTGTATGTGAATTGTCCGTCTTTGTCACGAGGCTGGCTCACTCTCACCAATGCGTCAGGGTGATTTCTTCTATACTCGTCTGCCTCTTTTGGCGTGTCCGCCACGTAATCGATTTTTTGACCTTTTGCCATCGGAGTGCCGCCGCCAGTGGACTCTTTGAAGTTTCCGATTTGAGTTCCTGTACCGCCTTGTTTACTGGGAGTAAATATGTTGCCCCAGTTCGTTTTTGGGTTTTTAGCCATTATTTCCGCTACTCCTTATTATCTTTTTAATGAAAGGGGCGAACCCTTTATCGAATTCGCCCCAAGCGATTTTACGCTACTTGTCGCCGTTGATTAGCCAACTGGAACCGTGGTCGTTGCCAAGATTTTCTTGTCGCTATCGATTGCGTAGTATTTGGTTGCCGCAGATACGACGTCGCCCTCATGAGCAAGAGTGAAGTTCGTAAGCGTATCGCCGACATCCTTCGTGGTTGTGCCGCTACCGCCGTCAGACTTGGTGTCGGTAGAAGTGCCAACAAAGACGAGTGCGTTACCAGGAATGGTCGCAATAGAGGAGATGATGTGCTTGTTGTCGCTCTTTCTGACTTTCGTCATAATGTCAAGAGCAAGTGCGGGTACGACATCCTCAGATTTTTTGACTTTGTTGAGGTAGATTGCAATTCTCTTGTTGTCGGGTACGAACACGTCGTGATAAATTCTCGCGAAAATCGTGTAACCGTCGAAACCACGTGCTGCAAGGTTTGCCTCGCCAGAGATAACTTTGACTTTCTCATATTTCACAACGTGCATAATCGCACTCTTTGCGACCATAAGGAAGTTGATGCCTCTGGAACCTTCGCCCCAAGTATAACCGCCGCTTACGAGGCTGATATCGGTACGAAGTCTGTCGGGAGATACCGTGATAAGTGTTCTGCCTTCATATTTCTCAATCTTGAAACGAATATCTTTGTTTGCATTGTAATCTTCTTGGGTGAGGAATTTGTGAATTTCGCCAGAGTTACGCAATGCCGTCATAAATGCGGGCGAGCAGAATGCGACTTGGTCGTCTGCAGGAACTTCGTGCTCCTCGAAATATTGGAATGCCGCGTTCAATGCAGCAAGCGGTTTTGCGGTTGCAGGGTCACTGTAATCGCCTTCAACGGTTGCAGCACTCGTTGCATAACTTGCAATCGTGCTCAAGCAGTATGCGTCAACTTCAGGAACGATGGTCGTTCTGCTGATTTCCGTTACGCCGAGACCGACAAGTTCGTCACCGCTCTCTTCGTTGTCGAAGTATTCGATTTCAAATGCAGCCGCGCGGTCACATCTGAGAGTGAACTCTTCCCAAGTAAGTCTTGCGGGGCTCTTTTGATAGCCGAAATCGCTTGCGCCCACAAAATTCGTGTCAGAGGACGGAACTTGCGGAACTCTGCTGTCGCCGTAGCCGTTTGCGTTGTTGTTTCTGTAGTAGTCGTTAAGACCACCGTTTTGGAATTTACCAATCTTAACGGTCTTTGCACCCGTGAATTGCAAAAGTTTCGGATTCGCGTCGAGTACGCTCGTGACCGCTTCTTGTTTGTACACAAGGTCCCAATACTTAGGACTGTAATTGGTAATAAGTTCAATGTTGTTGTTAGGCATAATTCTTACTCCATGCTTTTATTTTATTTTTTCTTTTTTTCAGCCGAAGTGCAATTATGCTTTTGTCGATTTTCCCTTGCTATCCTTATTTGTTGCTGTTGAATCCGAACAGTTTCGCCGCTTTCTTTTCGTCGTCGTCCTCTTCGTCTGCTGCCGCTGCCTTCGGTTCGTTTTCGGGTTCGTCTTTCTTCTCGCCCTCGTCGTCGCCGAACTCTTTCGCCTTCTCAACGTCTTCTTTATCGACGCCTTCTGCCGCAGATTCCGTTTGTTTCAAACCGTTCTTCTTCTTGTCTTCGTCCGACATCGCCTCGAACTCTTCCGTGAATTCGTAACCCATAAGCTCCGTAAGCGCTCTCAAGTCGTCCAAATCCATTTTATCGTTCGCATACATAAGGTAAAGCGTCTTGACAATGTCTTCCTCGGAATAGCCTTCTGACTTCAATTGTTCCAAAGCCTTCTTCGCTTCTTCAATCGTCATTTTTTGTTTGTCTCCTTTTCTCTATTTTCTCGAGATTACATCCCGAACAAGTTTCTCACACGGTCTTCTTCCGTGTCAGTGCTACCGTCATCTTTAACCGTTGCCTCGTTGCCCAATCTCCTCAATACTGTCGGAGGTTGCTGTTGTGCTTGAGGTTGATTTTGGTCTGCTGTCGTCGCTGGTGCTACCGCCGCCACTGATGCCGTTCTCCACTCGGGATGGCTCGCTATCTCCGCTTCAATGTTCTCAGGCGTGACTTCGTATCCCTTTCCTTTCAAGATATACTTCACGTCGTCCCATCTCGCGGCGTCAATGTTCGACTTCAACAACGCATTCTCCGTCATGAGTTGTACCATGCTCTCTTTCTGCTTGTTGTATTCGTCGTCGAGAGCCGCATAAGTTTGTCCCCTTCCAAACACGTCATTCATTTCCTCATCGTTGCTTACACCATAACGTCCGTAAAGTTCGCGCATAGCACTCTCTCTGCCTTCTTGGCGCGCTCTCCCTACAAGTTCGTTTACTTGGCTCTGAGTAAGCATCTTCTCAGGTACGGGTTCGGGTTCGTTCGGGGCAATATTCGAATCGACATTCGATTCGCCGCCGTCTTCGGGTTGAATCGGGGAGTCAATCGGTTGGTCCTCTTCGTTAACGGGCTCAGCTTGAACGTCCGTTTCTTCCGTCTCCGTCTCCGCTATCGGTTCTTCATCTGTAACCGATACGTCTTCGTTCTGTGTTTGGTCCTCTTCGGTCGTAGGAGACTGCTGTTCAGCTCTCTTCTTCTCTTCTTCGTTCATTGTTTCCTTTTTACCTCTCTTTCTTCGAGTTTTTCCCGCTTATTTTACGATGTCGGTTCACATCTAATTCATATCTTAACACACTCTACACACAATTGCAACACCTTTTTTAATCTTTTTTCGTGTTTATGCCCGCTTTTTCTCGTCTTTTGTGCTAAACGCGTTCGCATAGAGGCGGGGAGGAATTCGATTTGGGTTGGATACGTTCGCTGAACTCGACCACAAAAAAATGAGTGGGGCTACGTGTGAGGTCCGTTGTGATGTGGGATTGGGCTAAATCCGTTCGCAAGAGGGGGCGGGTCGGGCATGGAGGCATTACTCATATACCCCCTCTCCGAGAACCACACTACCCCCTACCCCTACCGTAGGCATATCCGCAGTCGGCGAGCGAGGCAGTGGGTGAGAGCGATAGCGCATACGCCTACAAGAGCTTGCCGTGCAAAGACGGCTATATGTGGAGTGAAAAATATCCGAAAAAAACTGAATTTATTTTGTAAAAAACTATTGACAAAGCAAATCTTGTATGTTATAATCTACTTGTAAAAAGGTTGAGAGAAGTCCCAGCCGAAACAAAAGGAGATACGAATTATGACACAAGAACAAGCAATTAGAAGAATTAGTGATATTATCAAGAACGGCAACAACGACGATTTGATGTACATCAACAACGGCTATCAAAGCGAAGTCAATGGTGATAACTACATCTACCGCATGAACGATTTCGACGAGATTATGGGCGGCGAGATTGCGCCATCGGAATTGGCTTGCAGAATATTCTATGGCGATTTCAATCCAAATCATGATTTCTTTTGGTACGACGGTTACGGCAATTTGCAATCAAGCGATTATGTCAGCGATTGCCCTTATGTTGGCGAGGACGACATAGCTGAATGGTGTGTGGAACATGATGAGGATTTTGAAGATTGGAGAATCAGAGATGTCCTTGACGAATATAACGAAAACGAAGAGGAGGAGGAATAAAAAAGGAGCGACGGTTACGAGCCGTCGCTTTTCTTTTAGTTTTGTCGCCGTGCAGACCGACGCATCATCGAAGTGAAGTCGTCGCAGGGAGCGAGTTCGTTCAGGTGTTTGTAAATTTCGTAACGTGTTCGGAAGTAAGCATTGTCGTCGTAGTATTCAGGTGTGTAATGGTAAGCGTTGTATTGGTGTAGCACTTTCTTAGGCGACGACGATAGAACATCAGCAGTTGCGACGGGAACGAAGTAATGGCGACAGTAAGGACGAGTTGTAAGCCAAATAGGAGCCTTGACGACAGATTGAATGGTGCGGACGTTGCGGTTACGAATGTAGGCGAGGATTTTATCCCTATCCATTGGTGTTACTTTTGTGCGCCAAAACCTATCGATGTAGATTTTGCCTTGATAATCATCATGACCACAAGAGCAGTTTGAATGGTACGAGCAAGCATAGAATATGGGTTCGTATCCGTAGTCTTGTTCGAATTGAGCCATAGCCTTGCCGAGAGCAATACGCTTTTGTCTTGAATCCGAAGACGCAAGTACGCGTCGAGATGCAGACATGAACGAATCATAAGCCGTGCGAGATGAGAGGATACGAGTCCAGTCGTCGCCCGACGCTTTCAACCGACGAGCGTAGTTGTATGCGTTGTTGAATAGACGAGCGCGTTCGCGACGGTTCAGTCCACCATAGGAATCGATTACGGTTCGGAGTGCGGTTGCAATTTCAGCGAGTCGAGCATTGTGTTTGATACCATTGGTTACGATACTCATAAGCTGCAGCGTTGCTTTTTCAGATGTGTATGTTTGTGTTCTCATACGACGAGTATAACACACAAGGAGTAGCCGTGCAAGTAGTGATATAATAAAAATCGCAGCGGAACAAAAAGGTCGTCGAAAAAAATACAAAAAATTTTTACCAAATGTGTTAAAACGCTTTACAAATAAAATCATATTTGATATAATCAAGATGATGGTTGAGGGAGTCAACCGATACAAAGGAGTTAAGAAACTATGACAAATCAAAACGCTTACATGCAACAACTTATCATCAACGACCATGGTGTTGAAACGGTTTACGTAAACATTTGCAAATACCGCCCGTCGTACGCAAAGATTGTTGCTTGGAAAAACAAAATGGACAAGCAATACAAAATCAACGAGAATGGACATTTTGAAATTAATTCATACAGAGGTTTCAAGTGGGTTGGCATTGGAGTAACGATTGAAACAAAGACATACGACATTGGAACTGGAACGGGTTGTCAGCCGATGGAATATCTTCCTCTGGCGTAATCGATATCAAACACACAACAAGAAATAGCGGTTGAGAAATCGACCGTTATTTTTTTTATCTTTTGTATTCGTAACCCGTGCAAAGCCTTATCGTCTGCAGCAAGTGTTCGAGAGCGAAAATGTTTCACAAAAAGTCTATCGTTAAGAAAAGTGCCTCAAAAGAATCAAAAGAACAGTAGAAAGAAAAAGGTACGTAGTACCTACAAAGAAAGAGGAAAGAAAAGTTGTGAAACATTGGCTTGACAAGTAAAACTATATTTATTATATAAATATAGAAAAATTTTTTGAGCAACATGTTCCCATTTGATTTCGAGTATTAGCCTCAGGTATATCGTATGTATATATTCGTATATATATTAACATATATATACTCTATATCCATACTCATACCATGAGGCGTATTCTTATTTTTTTTTTGCTTTCCGTACGCGATGAAGTAAAATCGTGAGGGAACAAAATGAAAATGAACTACTTGCGCGCGGAAACGTTACGAAAATGAGCCGTACGTCTAATGGTATGAGTATATTTATGAGTATATATATGTTAATA